TCTGGCCGGGAATCAAGGCGTGGTGGGGTCGTACGTACGCGGAGCACCAGGAAGAATGGCCGCACCTCTTCATGCAGGATTCGTCCCACATGAACTACGAGGAAGACGTCCAGGTCATCGGGTTCGGTCTCGCGTCGGTCAAGCCGGAAGGCGCTGGTACGATCTACCAGTCCGAAGTACAAGGCTTCATCACGCGGTACGTCCACCTCGCGTATAGCCTCGGCTATATCGTGACGCAGGAAGAGCTGGAGGACAACCTCTACGAGAAGGTGAGCAAGCGTCGGGCCGCAAGCCTTGCGTTTAGCTTCCGCCAGACCAAGGAGAACGTTGCAGCGAACATCTACAACAACGCCTTCACCTCGGGTGTGCAGTTCCAGGGTGGTGACGGTGTTAGCCTGCTGAACACGGCGCACCCGAATACCTCGGGCGGCACCTTTAGCAACATGCTCGCAGTTGGTGCAGACTTGTCGGAGGCCTCGCTGGAAGACCTGATCGTTCAGATCATGGGTGCTACGGATGACGTAGGCAACCTGATCAACATCATGCCTCAGTCGCTCCTGGTCCCTCGTCAGGAATGGTTCAACGCCAACCGGATCATGAAGTCTGTGTTCCAGTCCGGCACGGCCAATAACGACATCAACGTCATCAAGGCCGAAGGCTCGATCCCTGGTGGCATCCACGTCAACCACTACTTCACGTCCCCTCACGCATGGTTCATCCGCACGAACTGTCCTGACGGAATGAAGATGTATCAGCGTGTCGCCATCACGTTCGAACAGGACAACGACTTCGATACGGGCAATGCCAAGGCCAAGAGCCGCGAGCGTTACTCGTTCCTCTGGACCGACCCGCGTGGTCTCTTCGGGAGCAATGGGCCGTGAAGAAGAAAGTTCCTGTCACGAAGGCCAAGGCGATGCACAACAAGGCCAAGCCCCTTAAGGATAAGGTGAAGCCTGCCGGTAAGCCGGTGGGCATCCCCAAGATGCGTAAGGGATACGCCAAGTAGGAGAAGGTCATGCCACTGAAGAAAGGGAAATCGAAGAAGACCATCTCATCGAACATCTCTGAGTTCCACAAGGGCAAGACCTTCGCCCACACTGCGAAGAAGTTTGGCAAGGCCACTGCGAATAAACAAGCGGTGGCCGTTGCTTTATCTACTGCCCGAAAATCTAAAGGGAGAGGACGATGAGCGGCAATAGTCACAAGATGGATGCAATCGGTAGTCCTAACTCTGAACCGTTCAGGATGAAGATGCAGAAGAAGGGCTTCACCGTACCCCCGGCTGATGTCCCACGTCCCATGACGGCTAACCCCGTCAAGAATGTTGCACCAGGGCTTGGCGCGAAAACACTATCGCACCCGTTCAAGGCTGGTAAGTCCCACATTTAAGGAGCCATCATGGCTATCGTAGCATCTCAACCTCCAATCCGTACTCCCTCGGGCGGTACGACCGATCAGGTATTCCAGCCGCTTGCGGACTGTGGGAACGGCAATCCTGCCTTCTACCACCAGTTCTTCGATGAGTTCGATCAGGCCTTCTCCTTCACGACAGGTAACACCTACACCATTACGGGTACAGGTAGCTTTGCCGCTACCTCTGGTGACGGTGGGCTAGGCCTATTCACAACCACGGGTGTATCGAGTGCGGTCGAGACTATTCAGGTAGTCACGCCCTCCTTCACCGTAAACTCGCAGCCTAAGAAGGTGTTCTTCGAGACTCGTATTACTACGGCCTCGGCACCGGCTACGACCAACATCCTCGCCGGTCTGATTAGCGCGAACACAACCCCCTTCACAGCTATCGTGGATGGTGTGTACTTCTCGTGGGTTGGTGGTACTGGCCTCACGATCAACAGTATGCATACGAGTGTCCTCACTTCAGTGACGATCCCTGCGGCGGCATATACCTTCACGGCGGCTGGGCAGCAGCTTGACCTCGCGTTCTACATTACCCGCCTAGGGGATGTGTTGGCGTACGTGGACAACCAGCTCGTGGGCTTCGTACCACAGTCGAACATCGGTACAACGAATGGTCCACAGAATGCTGGTGCAGTAGCTCGTATTACTGCGCCCTCCCTACCGACTGCTGTGCTATCTCCTACCCTAGGCGTACAGACTTCTAGTGCCGCTATCAAGACGGTGACGTTCGACTTCCTGAACGCACAGAAGGAGCGTTAAGATGCCATTCGCCGTCGCTACACAAATCCTGGATGACGGCCCCCGCAATACGGTAGCCAAGACGACAGGGGACTTCTCGATGGCAACGCTGCCTACGGCAGTGACCATCCTGGACCCCTCTCTTCTTACCAGTATGAACCCCGGAATGTCGGGGTCCTTTCTGGCTACCCTACTGCGGCTCGATCATATTGACTACTCCATCTCTGACGGCATTACAGTCCAGCTCTACTGGGACGCAACTACCCCAGTAGCAATTGCTGAACTATATGGCCGGGGCAAGATCGAGGCGGCAATGTGGGGCGGCTTCCAGAACAATGCTGGTGCTGGTGTAACCGGGAAGATCATCATGACCGTCATCCTGGCTGACCAGACCGTAACCACCCCCGTGGGGTCGATCTTCCTTGTCCTCAAGACGGTCAAGTTCCGCCCGATTAGTGCTGGAGGTGCGTGATGTCCAAGGCAAAGCCTCAAGTCGCCCAATTCCATATGGCTGGCGACAAGGTCCTATGGAAGGGCATCCTGCTCACCGTACTTCGTGTGCGTGAAGACGGCTACATCGAGTGCTGGTCTCCCACCATGCACGTAACCGTTGACACGCATGCCCAGCTTGAGAAGGCTAACAAGTGACTATCAACCTGCTGGCTCAGTACGGTTTTGCTACTCCTACTTCGAGTGGGAATACTACTATCGTCGCCGCTGTTGCAGGCTATAGGATTATCGTATCCCAGGTGTGTGTAATAACAAGCGCCACCAACAGTGTCAAGTTCCAGTCCAACGGGACCTCTGACATCAGCGCTCTTATGCCCCTTGCCGCCAATGGTGGCTTTGTCCTGCCCTACTCTGACCTTGGGTGGATGCAGACGAACATCAGCGAGTCGCTAACCTTCAATATGTCTACCGGGACTTCCACAGGTGTCCAGGTCGTTTACGCTCTATCAAGCAATTAGGAGCCTGTCATGTCCCTCTATACAGTATCTCAGCTGAACTTCTCGGTCTCTAGCACCGCGAATGATATCTTCACTATTGTCCCTACGGCGAGCCGTATCATCCAGTTGATTGAGTTCTCCGTCTCTGGCATGGCTACTGCCTCGTCAGCGTCTTGTATCAACATCTATGCGATCACTACAGCAGGGACTACTGGTACTAGCCCACTGACGCCGCAGCCGTTGAACCCTGCTTATGCGCCAGCATCAACAGTGACGGTTAGTACGGCATGGACCGGGCAGCCTACCATCGGTACGCAGCCGCTTGTGCCGCTCGCAGTCAACGGCAACGGTGGCGTCTATCGTTGGGTCGCAAGGCCTGATGAGGTAGTACTGGCTATTGGTGGTGTAGCTGCTGCCCTTGGCTGGTCCGTCCGCGCCTCAACCGCTCCGACGCAGCCCTACACCATCTCCTGCACGTGGTCCGAGAACCCGTTCTAACCCGAGCGTGCCATCATGACTGTCGTCATCCTGACGAGTGGCACCTCGTACAATATCCCTGGCGACTGGACCAATACTAACCAGATCGAGACGACTGGTGGTGGTGGTGCGGGCGGCGGTGGCGCAGGTTCTGCTGGCGGTGGTGGTGGCGGTGGTGGCTACGCAACGGTAAGCAACCAGACAGGGCTTTCAGGTAGCCAAACAATTGCTATTGGTGCGGCAGGGGCACCTGACCTTGTTAGTTTTACTAATGGGGGTCCTGGCGGCAATACCAGTTTCGGCGCGACTCCTCTTGTAGCAGCTTCCGGTGGTGGTGGTGGCGCAGACAATGGTGGTGCTGGTGGGAGCGGCGGTACTGCTACTACTGGAACAGGTTCAACTGGTGGTACAGGAGGCAGTGGGGCTAATATCTTCACTGGTGGCGGCGGTGGTGGGGCGGCAGGCCCATCAGGCGCTGGTAATAACGGTACTACTGGATCAGGTGGTAATGGCGGTCTTGGGGGCAGTGGTGGTTCCGGTGATAATGGTAGCGGTGGTTCTGGTGCTACTGGTACAACAGGGGCAGGGGCTAACGGTACCGCCAACGCTAATGGTGCGGGCGGCGCAGCCGGTGGTGCTGGTTCAACTAATGCAGGCGGCAATGGTGCTATAGCCGGTAGTGGTGGTGGTGGTGGTGCAAGCGGGATGGAAGGTTTTGGTGGCTCTGGGGGTGGTGGACAGATCAGGATCACCTACACGCCTGCGGCAGGCGGTGTCACACCCACATGGACGACGATGCCTGAGGGTCGTGTACGCTGGGCTCGTGATCCCTGGGGCATGTTCGACTACCTCGGGTGGCAGCGGGGACCCCGTCCTATCGACAGGCAACCTGCGATGCAGCAGGGCATGTTCGACGTGCCCAGGGGTAAGTACAACTGGGCGTTCTATCAGGACTCCCGTAATACCCCGAGGGTGCCGAACTACAACTTCATCATCCCGATCCCGCCGTGGGCCGAGGTGCCGAAGGGGCCGTGGAACCCTGCCTACTACCAGTCGTGGCAGCGGGGGCCTACGCCTGCGAACGTTTTCCCGCCGATCCCATCGAGTATGTTTACGACCCTTCCGCCGAGGGGGCCGATTGATGTCCGCTATATGGTCTACTACCAGGGCGCTCAGGCTTCCCCAGCACCATCGACGGTTGCGCCCCCGCTCCACATAACGCGCCTGCCCCTGCTAGGAGTTGGCGAGAACGGCCCCTGATGTGGTATGATCGGCGCTGAGTGTAAGCCTGCTCCGCAATGGAGCACCCTCCTGTCCGCGAGGCTTGCATGTTCACATACCTCCGTATCTACCTTACCAACTGGCTCATCTGGCTCGATGAAGGCCTGAACACGCTTCGAGGCGGCGATCCCGGCCAGAGCCTGTCGGTCGCTGCGGGCATTGCCCAAACTCAGGGCAAGCGGTGGGGCTGCGTCCTCTGCCGATTCCTGTCCTGGTTTCAGGCCAACCACTGCGCCAAGGCGGTAGCCAACGAAGGCAAGCACAGCTTGTGGGGAGACTGATATGGGCGCTCGTGACTACTACAAGAAGGGTGACTGGAACGCTATCTGCTATGTCTGCGGCTTCAAGCGCAAGGCCTCGGAGATGAAGCTCCGGTGGGATGGCGTCTATGTGTGCCACGAGGACTGGGAGATTCGCCAGCCACAGGACTTCGTGCGGGGCATCCCCGACGAGCAGCCACTGCCGTGGACGCAGCCCGAGAGTGTGCCTGACGCCTTCAGCGGCCCCATCGTCTATCCCTCGACCAACGTTGTCGTCGGCAATCCCACGATCTTCGTCAACTCGACCCCTCAGGTATTAGGGGTCAATTACACGATCGCTCTTCCTATCGGCAGTGTGACCTTCATCACCACCTACGCCCCCGGCTCCGTAATCTCCTGGTCCGGTCAGTGGCTCGATAATGCAGGCCGCACCACTACCTACACCAACGCTTTCCTGTACCTGTGGGCTGACCTCCAGAGTACCTATCAAATCTACGGGACCTGATCATGCCAGTCACTACCACCTTCAGTGTGCAGGCCAACGACATCATGAACCGGGCGCTCCGGCTCTGTGGGACGTTCGACGCAACGAACCCACCGGGCTCACAGGACTACGCCAACGTTCAACTAGCCTTCAATATGATGATCAAGGCCTGGATTCGCAAGGGCCTTCCCATGTGGAAGATTGTTTACAATCAGGTACCTCTACTGACGACACAGAGCCTGTACAACATTGGCCCCTATGCCACTGGTACGGGCTCAGTAGTGTGCCCCAAAATCCTCAAGGTGACGTATGCCTTCATCAGAGACGCAAACAACTTCGACACGCCAATCGACCCCCTCTCCATCCAGGAATATAACCAGTATGGAAGCAAAGGGAGCCTTGGCGTGGTCAATAGTTACTGGTATCAACCTCTTGCTGATAGCACTATTACTGGTGTGAGCAGCTTCATCCAGTTCTACCCGACACCCAGTGACAACACGCGGACGATCTTCCTGGTCTGCCTCTCCACCCTGGATGACATCAACCTTGGCACCGACCCGGTAGACTTCCCGCAGGAATGCTACATGGCCCTGTCATGGTGTCTAGCCAACGAGATATCGATGGAGTATGCGACATCGATGGACCGCGTCGCTGAGATTAAGTCCCGCTCGATGGTCCTATACGAAGAGATGGTGGACTGGTCGCAGGAGAACACCGACTCGATCCGCTTCATGTACGACACACGGAGCCGGTAATGGCCGACGCTAAGCCTATTCGTATCCCCCTCATTGAGCCGCTAGAGACCCGGGATACGACCACCCTCTACGATGCGAAGGGTGTCAACACCGTAACGGACAAGACACCCCGAGGCATGCTGATGGCCCGTAAGCGGCCAGGGCTGGTGTTTGCCTCGCAGGGTGTGGTAGGTACTGGTCAGGGCATCACCAACTACCAGAACCACCTCTACTCCATCAGTGGGGATTACCTCAACGTCCTCAGTGGGACGAGTGCGTCGCTGACGGCCCTCCTCTCAACGAACTCGGCGGCCTTCGGCGACCGGGTCGGTCCCATGACGGTGGGCTTCAATGGCTACCTCTATGTCATGGGCGGCACCACTAGCGGCGGCACTGCCCTCAATGATGTGTGGAGGAGTGCGGACGGCATCAACTGGGGGGAGATTACTACTAGTGCGCCGTGGGCTGCACGCTCCAAGGGGCAGGCACTGGTGTTCAACAACAAGCTCTACATCATGGGCGGTGCTGCTAGTGCGACGGGCACTCACTATGGGGATGTGTGGAGTACTTCCGATGGCATTAACTGGACACAGCTTAATGCTGCTGCGTGGCCGGGGCGTCGGCGCTTTGGTGCAACCGTAGCCAACAACCTCATGTGGATTGCAGGAGGGGCTGGCCCAACAGACACGCTGAGCCCCGATGGTCTCTACCCCAACACAAAGTACAACGATGTCTGGTACAGCAGCAACGGGTCTGCGTGGACGCAAGCCACCGGCCTGATGGGTGCCCCGTGGATTGCACGGAGCGACTTCGCATTCTATGGCGTAGGCACATCCCTCTATGTCTGCGGAGGCCTTCTGATTGATGCCTTCTCCAATGCAACCTCAGACCTATGGACTGACAACGGAACTGGAGGCACAACATGGTCTCTCGTAAGCGCAAACCCCTTTGGAGTAGCCTCGTCGGGACTATGGCCAATCGCCGCATTCGATTCCGCCGGTCAAGGCTTCTCGATACCGAGTGCATCGATTACGCTGACTGGTGGCAATGGTTCTGGTGCTGCGGCCTTCGGCTTTGTAGACGTAGATGATGACCCTGACACTGACTTCGAAGGTGGGCAGTATGTTGAGGTGACCTTCAGTAATGTGGGATCAGGTTATACGATCCCACCGACGATCAGCTTCAATACGACCAACGAGGGCTTCAATGTAGCCGCCTATGCGATGCTCAACGGCACGTCCAACGGTGGCTCGAAGGCCATGCGTGTCGCCGTCCTCAACGGGATAACGTACGTGCTGGAGGTCGAAGCAACCGGCACCTATGACCACGTCCTCTGGTCCACAACCAACGGCACCACGTTCACGAACACGAACACGAACTTCTCCGCAGGCTGGACGCCTCGCGACGGGGAGTTCTTCGCCTATGGCAACCTCTGGTTCACTAGCGGCCTGGACGGCAGCAACATCTACTACAACGATGTGTGGCACATCACCATCGGTGGGGGATCGTTCGCCCTCAACCCAACCGTACCTAACCTGTTCTACCACTTCAATCAGACCTCCTCGACAGTAACGAGCCCCTTGCTAGTCTTCAAGTCCACTGCGGACCTGTATGACTTCAATGCCAATCTCTCACTGTTGACGAAGCTGACTACGGTTGCTAACTACCCTACTACTACGGTGCCAGGACTGGTCGTGCTGGACACCTACTTCTTCGTCATGGACCCGCAAGGGCGCATCTGGAATTCGAACATCAACGACCCTACAACGTGGGTCGCTACGCAGGTTATCTCGATGGAGAACGAGCCGAACGGCGGGGTGGCAATTGCCAAGCTCGGGCCGTTCGTTGTGGCCTTCGGACAATGGACTACGGAGTTCTTCTACGACAACGGGATTGCGCCCCCGGCGAGTCCGCTCGCCCCTGAATCATCCCTGCCGTTCGACGTAGGTTGCGTCAATGGGGAAAGCGTGCGTGAGATGCAAGGCAACATCATCTGGATCGGTACGACCAAGATCGAAGGTCAGGGCGTCTACATGTTCCAGAACTACACCCCCGTCAGGATCAGTACACCCTTTGTCGATCGTATCTTGCAGGCTGACCCCCTCACTAACATCTCGGCCCTCAACCTGGATGCTTCAGGCTACTCGATCTACATCCTGACGCTCCACACCTCCAACATCACACTGGTGTATAACTTCGCCAATCAGGTATGGGACGTATGGACTAGTACGACAGCCAACCAGACTGTCGCCATCCAGGGTCTGACGAGCGACCCCTATGGGCTGGTGACGGCTAGTGCAACAGGACATGGCCTCTCCGATGGCGACCCTGTACTGGTTGCGGGCGCATCTAATGCTGGGTATAACGGCTTCCAGAATGCACAGGTCGTAAGCCCGAATGTGTTCCAGTACGTGCTGACGGCGAACCCCGGCACCAATGCCGGTACGGCGACGCTGACGAACTACACGGAGAACTGCTTTAGCCCGATTGCCTCGGCACAAATCCTGGATATCGACTACCTGCAAGACCCCACGAATGGGCAAATCTATACGCAGGGCATCCTGAACTACAACGACCTGGGCAACCCGATCAATGTGCGGCTGGTGACCGAACGGTGGGATGGTGACACGAGCGAGTGGAAGTTGTGCAGGCGCATCTCCCTGCTAGGAGACATCGTACAGTCGAACTGCATGATCGCCTACACCGACAACGATTACCAGTCCTACTCCGCGTTCCGCACGATGGCCCTAAACGATGGTCAGCGGGCTACGGTGGCGGGCGCAGGACGCTTTAGGCGCAGGGCATTCCAGATTCGCCACACCGCATTCACACCCTTCAGGGCAGCGTTCCTGGAGCTGGAAGTAGTTAAAGGAGGTTTCTGATGGAAGCCATTACAGTTGAGCCCTTCACCAGGGAACTAGCTACAGAGATTACACCCCTTGGGCAGGAAGCCTGGAACGAGTGCTCTGTGATAAAGAAGGATACATGCGCCTACCACGGGCAGCGCGGCCTTCCTATCGACCCCAACATCGAGCAGTACCTTCGTCTGGCAGACAATGGTGCCCTGGTAGCTATGACACTACGTATAGATGGTGTCCTGCACGGCTATGCCCTTATGGTCCTCTACTATAGCCTGCACCTCAAGAATGAGCTATGCGGGAATGTGGACACCTTCTACATCCAGCCAGACTATCGCCGCTTCATGCCAAGGTTCATGTCGATGGTCGAGGACGAGTTCCGGTCACGTAACGTAAGTATTGTGGGCTGGCCTGTAACCATGACAGGCAAGCTGTTCGACATCCTCAAGAAGCGCGGGTATATCGCAGACGATGTCATTATGGAACTGAAGCTGAAAGACCTTCCGAGGGGTGAATCATGTGTGTAGTTGCAGGAGCAGTTGGTGCAGTTGCGGGTGGGATTGGCTCGCTTGCTAATAGTTTTGGGGGTGGAGGCGGTGTGCCCTCCGGGGCGCAGGCTGTCTATAATCCGCAGTCGCTAGGGCAGGACCTGACAGGTATCCTCTCGGGTGGCTTGTCTGCGGGCCTTGGTATTAGTGGCCTTGCTGGCGGCAACCTGAACCAGCTACAGGCAGGAGCGGCTGCGGCCAACCCATTCGGTAGCCAGTCCAACAAGTACTACGGCCCACTACAGAACCTTCTTGGCGGCGGGCTCCAGAACCAGATCGCAGGTACGCAGGCCGGTGAGCAGAGCGTACTCAACAGCATCACAGGCAACCAGTACATCGGTAGCAACACGGGGCTGCTGTCGCAGATGGGTAACATCTCGACGCCGGGGGTGACTGCGTCCTTGCAGAATCAGGTCAACAACCCAACGCAGCTCCTGTCGTCAGTCAATCAGGGGAACAGCCAGATCAGTAATGTGCTAGGTCAGAACCCCTACTCCTTCACCCAGGGTGAGCAGTTCCAGTACAACCAGGGTATGGGCGCTGTGAATGCCTCGCTGGCGGCGCAAGGTATGGTGGGCTCCGGCAATCAGATGATCAGCCTGGAGAACTACGGCCAGAACTTCGCATCGCAGGCCACACAGCAGAACCTCAACAATCTGTTCACCGCCAACTCGCAGGCGCAGGGTTTGCAGGGCATCGTGAACCAGATGGGCACCAATCAGTTCAATGAGACAGCGGGCCTCGGCAACTATCTGACAGGGCAGCAGCAACAGAGCTTCGGCAACCAGCTTAGCACGCAGCAGCTCTACACCGGGCAGCAGCAGGATACGGCGCAGAACCTGATGAATCTTCTGTCAGGGCAGGTAGGCATCGGTAGTCAGGGGCTTCAGGCTTTTGAAGGGCTCATCCCCGGCCTCCTCACGGCGACGCAGGCATCGCAGTCTAGTCCTGGTACGGCTGGTGGTATCCTTGCAAACCTGGGTGTGGCGAATCAGGCAAGCGCAGGTAACCTTGCCAGTGGTATTGGTGGACTTGCCAATGGTATTGGCAATATGCTCAGCGGCGTCAACCTTGGTGGCGGCGGTATCAGCACAATGGGTAGCGAGAACCCCGGCGCTTCCTCAACATCAACCCCGGACGACCTCATCTCGGGTTACACAGGATAAGGAGGCGGTATGCCATTCAGTATGCAAGCCCCAAACAATCTGGTGCAGTCTGCGTTCGACGCCTACAATGCGCCGATCCAGTCGCAAATCCTCCAGCAGGACCTTTCCCTCAAGAAAGAGGAGGTCGTAGCACAACAGATGGCTATCCAGAACCAGATCGGTATCCAGCAGGACATGACCAAGATTTGGGGTCCTGGTGGGATCGGCTCGGCGCAGGATGCCACAGATAACCCGTCCATCGACCAGATGCCCAAGTTCATGGCCACAGCACAGTCCCTTGCGATGCACGGACAGCCGCAGGCCGCAATGACTATGCTCTCGACAGCAAGCCTGTTGGGGATGAGGCAGGCAGAGACGCAGAAGTATGCACAGCAAGCTACATGGCGGCAGCTTGAGGTTGCCGGGTCGGCGCTCGGTGGCGTGAAGGCGGGCGATCAGGCCTCGGAGGATGTTGCACTCGCAACCATGCGGGCGCAAGGTATCGACCCTGCCAAGTACGGACTCGTCGGCGATATCGCTAGTGACTGGGACAAGATCCCTGCCCTCTCGCAGTCTGCCATGTCTCGTGCCCAGCAGATACATCAGGCCGACAGGGACCGTACGTTTGCGGAGAAGGTGCAGCAGGACCACTTCCACGATTCGGTTGCATCGATGCGCCTGGGGCAAGGTGCCCAGCGTATTACCATTGCTAACGGCAATCTTGACCTTCACCAGAAGGAGTTTGTCGACAAGCAGAACGAGGAGAACAAGCGTGATGCTCGGGCGCAGGATGGCCTCGACCTCAAGACCAATGACCGTAACGACAAGATTCTCGCTAACGCCCGTCGCGTCACCTCGGTCGATGTCCAGCAGGCGGATGGTGTGGTGCAGTCTGATAGCCGCACCTCGGGTATTGCACCCCCGCTCCAGAAGGCTATTGCACGGATGGCAGCACGGTATGCCAAGGACGACGTAGCTCATGAGTACGGGCAGGATGCGCCTCCCGGAGCCTACGACGCAGCCCTGTCGAAGGCACTGGACAAGATGGAGAAGCGCGGTGACTTCAAGCAGGCGCAGAGCAGCGACTACAAGTTCAACGCCCCAGTGCCTGCTGCACCAAAGTACTCGCCCGTAAAGCCGCCGATCCCCTCTACACCGAAGGGTATCCCGGAAGGTAGCAAGGTCATTGGCAAGACGCCCGATGGGTCGAAGGATGTGTGGCAGGACCCGAAGGGTAACAAATGGACTGAATGATGGCACAACCCTATATGGGGGACGTTGTCCCCGGCGCAGCACCACCGTCCAACGATGGGCCTAAGCCCTACGAGGGGACGGTCGTGCCTATGCAGAGTGCATTGGCGAAGGCTCCTCCGCAGGCACCACAGGCGCAGCCTCAAGCACCGCAGGGGCCGCAGCCCTATAGTGGGCCAGTGCAGCAGGCCCCGACGACGACTACCCAGGCGGTAGAGCAGCGTTCGCAGAAGTCGTCTCAGGAGTTGACGAAGGAGTTCTACTCCATGCAGAACGGTAGTGCCCACCAAAGGGCGCAGCAGGCCATTGCCCGGTTCAACTTCGATGACATGATGAAGAACGACCAGGGCTTCAAGGCATTCGTGGCAGGGGCATTCCCTGAGGTACCGCTCGAAGCAACGAAGGCTCTGTTCGCCAAGGTAGGGGCCGCTGCATTCAACAAGATTGGGCAGACCAATATCGGCAAGTCCCTCATCGCCTACTATCAGGCAGGCAAGGATGCGTCCGCACTGGCCGACGACCTGATCAAGCACGACCGCCAGTCCACTGCGCGGGAGCTACAACTTAAGAAGGACAACGACGAGTTCTTCAAGGCCAACCCGCACTACAAGGCCTTCGATGAGGAGGTCTATCACGCTGGCGAAGACCCTAGCTACAAGCTCTCCCCGGAGGCTGCCTACTACAAGAAGACCTACCTCGACCCCCGCAAGCAGCGGTTCGACTTCAGTGTGCAGGAGGCCAAGCGCCTGGGCGTGCAGTTGCCTGACGACATGGTAGACCTCGACAAGTACATGCACCGGCAGTACATGGAGCCGAAGCAGGGGCAGACGTTCTTCAAGACCTTGCAGGATGTGGTTGATCCGAATGAGATGTTGCTCAACCACCCATCGACGCGGGGCTTCAGCAGGGACCCGGAGATTTTCCAGGTGCCCAACGCAGGCGTGGTGCAGTCCGCCCACACCGGTGAGCGGGGTGGCTACATGATCGACCCTGGCTCACGCATCGTTGACATCTATAAGGGTGGGAAGGTCATTGACCGAGGCAGTATCGTTACCGATCCCATTACGGGCGACCGGTCCATTGCCACCAAGAACGGCGGCCTGTGGGACATGGAACGTGGCACGACGAAGGAGATTGAAGCCCATACACCTGCCCGGTACTTCAAGAGTGCAGCGGCCTCGATGACGGAGGCGCAGACACAGATCGATGACACCATTGCGAACGCCAAGTTCCTGCAAGGCCTAAAGACGAGCCCGAGCCTGCTGAAGCATGCCGTGCCCGAAGGTGTGAGGCCGCCTGACAAGTCCTGGGAGAAGGTTGACATCCCCGGCTACAAGGGCTTCGACGGTTGGCACTTCAATCCGAAAATGGCGAACGTCCTCAACGACTACACCGGCACGAAGATGGACACCAACACCATGATGCAGGGGGTGAATCGCATCATGCAAGGGTCGATCTTCCTTGACCCGCTGAAGCACTTGTTCAATGTGGAGTTCCATGCGGCGATGCAAGCGGGCCTGTTTGGTGGATTGACGCGGACACTCCAGGGTGGAGTGCGCCTGCTGACTCCGGGGGAGCAGACCCTCACCCGGCAGGCCATCGAAGGGGTGATCAACAAGGACCCGAAGTACTTGCAGTATGTGAAGGAGAGCCCCGGCTTGCGGGGGGCGAACAACGCTGTGCGGGACTACGGCAACCAGCTCCTGAAGCAGATGGGTAAGGACCCCAATCAACTAAATACGATGGCGAAGGCGCTCGGCTACGGCACGGGCGTCAACTTCATCCGTGCGGCCTATCGTGGGTCCAATGCCACCCTATGGGGCGTAGGCGACATGATCCTCTACAAGAGCTTTCTGGCCTCGGAGATTGAACACCCAGGGGCGACCAAGGCGCAGATCAGCAGCCTTGTGGGTGAGCACGTCCCAACGTATGTTGTGCCCTCAACCATCCTCGGGTCGAGGTCGTTCTCGAAGCTGGTGCAGAACCCCTGGTTCCTGGGCTTCTCCCGCTACGAGTACAACCGGGCGGCCAGCTACGGCAACCTCCTGAAGGGCCTTGTCAAGCCGAACGAACTGGAGGACACGGGCCAGTCGATGGACCAGATTGCCTCCCTCATCTTCCATACCGCAGTGACCTACCCGATGGTCAACCACGCCATCCAGAAGATGACGAACAATCCCAACGCCTCGCTCGGGTGGTATGGGCCGTACTCCTACATCGGCGCAGGGGAGGACTACGCCGCAGGCAAGAAGACCTTTGCGCAGGCCGCAGTGCAGACGGCAGTACGCCCAAGTGCAGCGGTCGAGACTGCCGCCGAACTATACTATGGCAAGGAGCTATGGAAGGATGGCGGCAAGGACCTCTACCATAGCGCCGGGGAGTTCGGCAAGTACCTGATGGGTAAGACCTACCCCACGCAGGCTATCATGCGGGTGGCAAGCCCACCGAAGGGTGTGACGCCGAAGCAGGCCGTCCGGCAGTTCGCCCTTGACTTCATCGGCATCAAGGACCCCACACCGCAGCAGGAAGCGGCCATCACCAAGTACGCTGCCCTTGAACTTAAGCGGAGGGCCAAGAAATGAAAGTCCTCGTCATCGATACCTATGGCGTAGCTGTGGACTTCTGCCTGCGTTGCCAGTGGGCAGGCCACGATGTGAAGCACTACCTGTCACCGGGCAAGTATGACTGCGTCGGCAAGGGCCTCACCCACCGCGTATCAAACTGGCGTGACCACATGAAGTGGGCCGACATCATCGTATGCACGGCCTCGGCCAAGTACGGCTGGGAAATGGAGAACTACTATGAAGCAGGCTATCCTATCTTTGGTGCTAATGAGGACTGCGCCAAGCTCGAACTGGATCGTTGTGTCGGTATGGAAACTCTTACAAACCACGATATTGATGTCCTCCCTTATACTCGCTTCTCTCGCTACGATGATGCTCTTCGCCATGTTCGGGCTACTGGGGGAAGCTATGCTTGCAAACCTATAGGGGATGCGGACCGAGCACTCAGCTATGTGGCATCGGGGCCTGACGACATGATATCGATGATGCGTCGGGCCAAGCGCATGCACGGGGAGGCCAAGCAGGACTTCATCCTCCAGCAGAAGGCAGGCGGGATTGAGTTCGCTGTGGGCGGATGGTTCGGCCCACATGGATTCAACAACGTATGGGAGGAGAACTTCGAACACAAGAAGTTCTTTGCTGGGGACACGGGCGTCAACACCGGCGAAATGGGCACGGCCATGAAGTACACGGACGAGAGCAAGCTCGGCGAGATGCTGCTACGCCCACTGGAACGTGCCCTGAAAGCCCTGAAGTTCTGCGGCAACATCGACATCTCCGTCATGATCGATGAGAAGGGCAAGCCATGGCCTCTCGAATTCACCATGCGCATGGGCTGGCCCGCCTTCTACCTAAACCAGCACCTCCACAAGGGTGACCCTGTCCAGTGGATGTACGACCTCGTCCACGGACGTGACAGCCTGAAGGTCAGCTACGACCACTGCATCGGCGTATGTGTGGTGGGGCCTAACTTCCCCCACAACTCGAAGGTCGCCGACGAGTGTGAAGGCATCCCTATCTATGGTATCAACCACGACAACATTGCCAACGTCCACTTCTGTGAAGTGATGGCATGTTCGGAGGAAGTATATGAAGAAGGTAAGTGGCGTTCTGTGGACCTGTTTGCCACTGCTGGCAGTTGGCCACTCGTTGTATGTGGTACTGGACCGTCTGTGGTACGGGCGAAGAAGCAGGCATACGATGTGATTGGGCAGATCAGGATTCCCAACTCGCATGGGCACCGCCCTGATATTGGGGACCGCTGCAAGGACCACATCAAGCAGCTCCAGTCGATGGGCTATGCCAAGTCATGGGAGTACGGTGATGCCTAACGTCAGCCCAAACCTCGACAAGCCGCCAAGTGGTCCTACAGAGGACTGGCGTACCCTCAGGCATTGGCTCTTCAAGCTATGGACGATTGTGCGTAACTTCGACCTGACCGCTGCTGCATCCGGCAATACTCAGATCGATGGGAACCTGACTGTGACGGGCGGGATTAATGTACCTGCTGGGTCGAACATCACTGGGATGCCCCTCTCGTTGCTGGCGGCTGCTGCTGGGGAGCAGGATGGGACCGCATCGTCTAATGGCACTCAGGGTGGGCAATTCCTTGGGCCTGTGATTGCGATGAGCGCGGTGAACACTAGCGCACAGTCCTTCACCAATACCGGAGCACTAGCTACAGTAACAGGATGGTCTACTGTATTCGACACTGCTAGTGCCTTTGTGCCTTCTACGGGTATCTACACGATTCCGGTAAGTGGGCTATATCAAGTTAGTGGTAGTGTTCTAATGAATACGATAACATACCCTGCTGCTGGGTACGTACAACTAATAGTGGTATTCAATGCTACACCAACCCATATATACAACCACCTGAATCAGCCCTTCGGAGTTGCTGCTACATCTTCATGCTACCTCGATTGTCAGGTCAATATACTACGGCGCTTCAATGCGGGCGATACTATATTCATGCAGCTAGGGCATATCGCCAACGCAGCTAACACTATGTACTCCGACCCCAACCAAGAGTACAACCATTTTGAAATCCTCAAGGTAGGCTAACATGTCCGTCGAACAAACCCATGAAGAGAAAGAGACCCTGTCAGTAGATGTTGACCTGCCAGGACACGACCCACGAGTAACTACGGCGATGTTCCGTAAGACCAAGCGCATGTTGATGAAGGTGGCGAATGCGATGGGCTTCGACTTCAAGCGACCAGCAGGGCGGTGCTGGATATGCGACAAGACGGAGGCCGACCTCGGTCAGCCCCTCGAAGCACACCACTTCGGCATCGAGCGGGCGTACATCGATGCGGCTATCCGCTGGAATGTGGTAGCCCAGGACTTCCCCATCTTCGACTGGAAGAACTTCAATCCGGCAAACCCTGCTGATTTCATAGATAATATGGTGGCGCAAGGTGTGCTGCTATGCAAAGAGCACCATACTGGAAAGGATACTGGAGTGCATACGCTCCCCTTTAGCCTGTGGATCATGCAGCGCTACCTTGCCGATGGAACCCGCTTTAACCCTACTGAGGTGATCGAACATGGCACTGATATCTGATCCCGTATCGGCGGTCGCTGGTGTCGTCCAGTCGATCATCAACGAGTTCCCCAACCCGGAGCAGAAGGCGGCGGCGCAGCAGTCGCTCGCCAACATGTACATGACTGGGCAGCTCCAGGCTATGACCACCCAGGCGGGCGTCATTACAGCCGAGGAGAACAGCATGAACAAGCTGGAGTCCTCATGGCGGCCCGTACTGATGTACGTCTTCATGGTGATCCTGGTGTTTAACTATATCCTGGCCCCCATCATGCAGGCTATCCTCCACGTGACCCTCTCGCTACCGATCCCGCCCAACATGTGGACCCTGCTCGACATCGGTGTCGGCGGCTACATCTCAAGCCGTGGGCTGGAGAAGATGACCACACCACACCCAGTTACGGGCGTAAGCCCAATTGCCTCGACGGTACAGTCGGTGGCTAACGTCTTCAAGGGGCATTGATATGACCTTCTCAACTGTACAGTACCTCCGTCTAGTCCAGGTCGCCATTGCCACGGCCACGACGACCCAGTACACAACGCCTGCGGCCCGTCAGGACGTGATCAAGGACTATGAGATTTGCAACACTACGGCGGCGGCCATCACCGTCAGCCTCTACATTGTCCCCACGGGCAATAGTGCAGGCACGGCCAACGCCATCCTGCTCTCGGCCTCGATCCCAGCCAACCAGACGTTCCACTGGACTGGGACTATCGTCATGAACGCGAGTGACTTCATTGCCACTGCTGCTTCTGCCACCGGTCTGACCTTGACGGTGAGTGGGCTGGAGTCGCAATAATGACTACTGGAATGGTACCGGAGTTCGGGCTGGAGATTGTCAACCTGTATGCACCAGCAGGGACGCGTATCCCTATGCAGCAAGCCGCCCCTCCGCTTGGGTGGACATCGGACACGAGCACACCTATGACCGACTGCTCCATGCGTATTAATAGTGGGACTGGTGGCGGGAATGGCGGTACGACCGGGTGGTCGAGCTGGAACTTCGGCGGCGTGTTCAACGTTAATGCCTTCTCACTGTCCATCGCGCAGCTTGCTGCACACGCGCACACTGACGTAGGCCACGGGCACGGTGTGAATGATGGAGGCCACGCTCACTTGCTCGGAGCGGCGTACTGCTACCTCGCGGGTGGTGGGGACCTCTCCGGTAACGGCGGCACTAATGTTCACTACCAGAACAACGGGACAACTGCCGCAACCACTGGCGTTAGCATCCAGGCAGGCTTCGCAGGCATCACAAACACAGGCTCCGGTGCAGCCATCCAGCCAAACTACACCACCCCCCAGGTCAAGTACGCTGACCACATCATGGCGGTCAAATCATGAGCAAGAACCTATGCCCGTTCTGGAAGAAGGAATGCATCGAGCATGACTGTGTCATGTATATGCGCATCTCCTGGGTACATCCGCAGACAGGCCTGGGTGAGGATAAGTTCGCCTGCGCAATCCCTACCGGGGTGATGATGCAGGTTGAGAGCGCCCGGCAGACCAGGGGCGTACAAGCCTCCGTCGATAGCATGCGCAACGAGGTTGTGAAGCGTCAGGATGTCCTGAACGCTGCTATTGAGGAGCGCAAGCATGAAGTCCCTACTGTTACCTTTGACCATACTGGTAGCCCAAGCCTGCACGACGGCACCTCCCGCTAACCCCTACATGCAGGCGAGGGCAACGACGGTCCTTGTCAACAACCTCAAGGGGTCTATTGGTACGGGTAATGTCGTCAACGACAAGTGCGTCCTCACTGCGGCCCACGTCGCAGACCAGGACATCGTTGACCTCGTAACGGCGTCCGACAAAGAGTTCATTGCAATGCGGGTGGCCCACGATGAAGCCGAAGACATTGCGGTCGTCTGCACTACAGTCGCACTTGACTCGCCGCCAGTTTCGATTGGCCCGGACCCGGCTACTTACGACCCTGTATTCACTATTGGCTATCCGAAGGGGCGACACCTCTTCCTCACGACCGGCCAGTGGGAAGACAACGACACGATAAGTGCGGACTGTGCCCCCGGCAACTCGGGCGGTGGCGTCTTCGACATGACTGACCACTACGTAGGGTTTGTTGATGCAGTCGCAATCACCCTGGTCAACAAGTCCCCCAACCTGATTTACCATATCTGCGACATCGTAGGGACGAAAGCCATTACGAAGTTCCTTGACACGAACCACATCCAATACCAGGGACACATATGAGCGAAGAACGATTTGACTGTCTGGAGCAGCGCCTGGACAAGATGCAGGTGCAGATGGACCAGATACTTGAGATGGTAGCCGTAGGCAAGGGCGCTCTCGTGGCAGCCAAGCTACTCGGCTGGATCACTGCCACGGGCGTCGCTTGCGTCGAACTATGGCGTACCTTTAGGGGGCACTAGAAATGCAAACTGACTTTGAATACTGTGTAGCTATTGTCCTGCAAGATGAGGGCGGGCTCGTCAATAATCCGCACGACCCCGGTGGCACCACCAACTTCGGGATCAGCCAGCGGGCATACCCAAGCCTCAACATTGCTGCTCTCACCAAGGAGCAAGCCGCACAAATCTACTACGATGATTACTGGACGCCCAACAACTGTGGGGATGTACCACTGCAACTGGGCCTTTACTTCTTCACTGTCTGTGTCATGTCGGGTGGGATGACGGCGACAAAGCTGCTCCAGCAACTTGTGGGAGTAACGGTGGATGGTGCGTATGGGCCTCACACTTCGAATGCTGTCCATAGCTTCCCTGCTGAACGTCACTACGAGTATCTTACGCTGTTCATTCAACATCTCATGACCCTCTCAGACTGGGGACCGTTCGCTAAAGGTTGGCTAAATCGGGTTTTACGGCTGGCTTCTTTAGCACCACCTTCGCAGCAACCGTAACCGTCTCGATCAACCCACTCCTCTTCAGGCCCTTGACTATCTCATCGAAGTCTCGCGGCTTGGGGAGGCTACCCCGGATGTAAGCGAACGCCTCTCCTATCTCTACACCCTGTACCCCATGCCGCGCAATGAAGTCAACCAGTCTGTCGGAAACGTTGCTTGTCTCCGTCTTCCCGATACGGTCAAAGATTGACAGAAGCGTGGACTCAAGGTTTGATACGTGGTGCTCAGCCGTTTGAAGGTCCTCTCTGCTGATAACGAGGGAGTCATCCCTCGCTGCAGAAAGAACCATTGCGAGCTTATGGAGGTGAGAAGCCTTGCGCGAGTAGAAGCCGCCAAGTCTAGAGTCGTCCTTCCCCTTGCCGTGGAGCGCACAATGTGCGTCGTACCAATCGATGCCCCACTGCACAGCATCAGGAGCAAGAGTGTACTCACCCTCAAGCCGTCCGATGGCATTGAGGTCGTCCAGCAAATACCGTTTGAGTGTGTTGTGCTCACGCCATTTCTCCTTTGAGATTTGCAGGCCAGGGTACATGATATTCTGGCGCTTCTCGTCCGCGTAGACCCACATGATCCGGGAGACGAGGCCCCCCTCGATCATGTATGTGGGTATGTTGTCACTGATCCATGATGGGGTTGTGCAGCCGATGAGGTTGAGGAAGGGGTGTTCTACCTGCTCACTGCCATTCCCCTTCGTTGCCTTGTCGAGGGGGCCGCAGTCCCATAGGGTGGTGAGCATGTCCATCATCTGGCGGTCGTCAGTCGATATGAGGTTGCCGAGTTCGCCCGATTCGATGGTAAGGGAGTACGTCTCGACCGTGTTTCCGGGGGAATACTCCACCATCCTGACTGCTTTCTCGAAAGAAGACACCAGCGCCTGCCATGTGGTGACGTTGGGTCCCATGTGGATATCGTCCACCTTCCGTAGGAGGCGCATTGCAAGACCCGCATTGGTCGATTTGGCGATGACCCCCGGTGGTGCAACGAGGACCACGAACATGTTGGGGTACCACTGGAATGTAAGCTGATCAAACCACACCTTCCTCTGGAGTGCGCCTGCAATGGCAGAAACGCCTGACCAGAATAGAATGTGATCAGGCGCTTCACCTACATGCCCCAGTTCGATAAACCCCTGGAGCCAATTTGATAGTTTCCTCATTGACAATCCCCCCAACTCTTCTCACTCATTTTCAATCCAACGGGGATGACCAATGGTTCCGGGTAGGGGATGACGATGGTGGCTTCTCGCTTGACGGCTTCTGCGTAGTCCCCATCGCACTGAATGGGCCACTGCATAGTAAGGCTGTCGTGTACCTGCAACAGAATGTCCACCAGAGGTAGGTTATGGTCGATATTGACATATGCGTGATTGATGAGGATGCCTACTGTTGATTGGGGAACCCAGGCTACCATACGGTTAAGGATGTTACCCTCTATGCGTTCATAGAACTTCTTTTTGTACCCGAAAGCATTGGAGACAGTGCCTGTGCGTATGCAACGCTTAACGAACGCATCCTGCCAGCGCTTAATCTCGGGAAACATTTCAAAGTACCAATGCTGGATGCGCTCCACCTCCTTGACCAGTAGCCCACACTGCCCCGCAATCTCTGGTGCCTTACCCAGGTAGTTCGTAGCGTGGCATAGCTTCTTGAACGCATAGTAGCGCGGGTCCTCCGTACCATCAGAGCGCTTCTTCTGAATGCTGTTGTCATGGTAGTACTCTCGGGCCACCTGGAGGTATGGTTTTTTCCCCTCCCGGAATAAAGCCTTCATCCCTTTGCAGTCGCTCTCCCATGTCACTATCCGAAGGTCTGCGCTGTCCAGGTCCAGGTCGGCCATGACCATCCCCTCGTCCGGTATGAACATCGTACGGATATTGGGCATCGGCATAGCCTTCTCCTAGCATTAGGTAATCGAGGGTGACATCAAGGACACGGGCCAGTTCAAGGAGTGCCCAGTAGCCTGGGTGGACACCCATGTCCTCGTAGAGGTGCATCGATGTGGGATGCAGACGGGCTCGCTTGGCTAGGACATGGCGCAGGATTCCACGCTCCTCCCGTAGCCGTCGCAGGCGGGCACCAAAGGTTTCGAAGTCGTTGTTCATAGCTTTTCCCTTCCATCCGTGATGTTTTGCAGGTTCATTCCCGAGCCGAAGGCGTCTGCGCTACTGGAGAACCTGAAAGTGATCGCCCCATTGATATTGTAGCTACAGTGGATACGTCCGTCGTATCCAATTGCAGTGGCCTTAAGTGCGTTCGAAGCGAGGGTTTCGCAAGACCTAAACGTTGCGATACGATCAGTGATAGGCCTAAGAAATACCTCTCGTTGTCCAATTTTCTCAAGCGCTTCATCGTCACAACAGAGTGCCTTTGTCTTCCGATTGCGGATAGGCGTTGCGCCCATCTCGTCGTAGAAGAAGGTACACATCTGCTTCGGACTCTTCGGGTTGAGCGGATAGCCGACCATCTCCGTAATCTCTGCTTCAAGCTGCTTCGCATGGTCCTTTAACTCCTTCAACATTGCTTGGCGTCGGGCGTTGTCAACACGAACCCCACGCGCCATCGTCCTAAGCACAGGACCAAAGAGAGATTGCTGGAAGTCGTGCGGTCCACGTAGACCCATTCTATCGACCACCGACTGTAGAACGGTATCGCATTCATACGTTCGAATACAGTCCTCACAGTTGTATGCCCAATACTTGTCTTCATCCTGGTCTGCTCCCTTGTCCCACTCCTTGCCGTCATCCTTCCAGTAGACGTACCACTCGCAATACATCGAGGCAATGAAGTCGAGGGACTTCTGCATGCCGGGGAAGCACGTGTGCTGGGCTACCATTGTATCTCGAACTTGACGCGGAACCCAGTGCCAGTGCCGAAGTATATACTGCGCATCGTAGATGAAATTTTGCCCAACGGTGAGTACGTTTGGGTGTGTGAGTAGCCGATACAGCAGCCAAACAATCTCAGATTCATCGTCTTCGTTCCAGTATCCCTGCGGTCGTTCGACACAGAGAAATGGCATACAGAGTGCTTCATGATTACTCCACGCTATACCAAGGCACGCAATGTGCCCGGCTCGGGTTTCAATGTCACATGCCAGTTTCAGGGCTCCTGCTTCAGCCTTGTGATATAGCATGTCAAGACAGTCCCGCACCTGGGACATTGTAGGCCGTACCTGAAACGCCCATCCGGGTCGATGAGGAACCCGTTGCACACAAGAGGCCGCTCTCCGCAAGTCTTGCACGACAATCGGCTTAAGTGTCCATTGGCGCAAGACAGCGGCGGGGTGATAGGTAGGTAGCACGATCCCATGTTCCGTCTCCAGGGTACTGCCTCGCCACTTCGCAACGCTATCGAGACCAGTGAGTGCCCACAGGGCAGTGTTACCGAGGGCGATGATGACGGTCGGACGTACGGCTCTAATTTCAGCAAGTAGTAGAAGGTGCCCCCGAGCGACGTGAGGATGCACAGGCCTGCCACGCACCATGACAAAGCCTCCTGCCAGTCCCGCATGCTGCTTCTCCTTCGTGGTGGGCATCCAGAGGTCCATCTTGTTGCCTGGGGGCCGCTCCCGACAGACGTTCGTGATCCGCACCGAGGCACGGGCGATGCCAACGGCGGAGAGCATCTGGTCCAGGAGTTGGCCGCTGTAGCCCACAAAGGGCTCACCAAGGCGCTCCTCGTCCACGCCGGGGGCTTCACCCACTATCATGATGCGGGCGTCCATAGGGCCTATGCTACCGACTGTCATTACCGCACCCGATACAGATTGTTGGGATCAGGACGCTTCGAGGGGCGTGCCAGCTTACGGTCGATGTACCCAAAGCAGGCCTCACCATCCGCCAGCACTGCAAGCCACGTATGTGCCGGGTGGGAGTCAACGTAGACAGTCCCATGGAAAGTGTTGCTCATATGATCCCACTCAACCCTATCACCTTTCTTGAAGTCCATCATAGACTCCTCATGAAGTCCTCGTGCCCCTGCCTGTCGAACCCTTCAGGACCGTGATTGGTCCTGGTGTACTGCTGCCAGCGCTCCTCAACGAAGGCCATAGCCCCCGCATTAAACGGTACAGCAAGGTCATCTGTTGTATCGAAGAACGCAGTCTCCCCATCCATCGGGTTATAAGCGATAAACACAAACTCGACCCCGTGCTCATAGAACAGGGTAGAGGATGTAGGCACCTCATACGCGTAGAAGATCATGCTCATGTGTCATCGTCCTCGTCAATGTCGGGGTATTCCTGAAGCGCTTCTTCGCCCTCAGACACATAATTGTCCGTAGGCGGAAGCTCCTCTGCCTCTACCGTCAGGTACACAGTCTGGTCCATACTGTTGTAGTACGAGCCCATCGTGGATGACCAGCATGTGCAGGCAGGCACGACTGCGGTGTAGAGGATCATGACGGCTCCTTAATCTCCATCAGGAAGTTACCGTTGGGCATAGGCCCGTACTTGAAGTCCGGGAACAGGACCATTGCTGCGTCGGCCTCTTCACGGGTTACCTCAATACGACCCCCAGCTTTCTGCACCAGGGCAAGGATGATCATCATCAGGACAGCTTCGTTCTCGTGCATCATAGACCTCTCATAAATTCGTCGTAAGCCTTCTTGTCGATTGCCTCGGGCGCAAGTCCGGGGCGTGTCTCGGCAGGGTTCGCCACAGACGGCGGCGCAGGATCAGGCGGTCGCCGGATAGGCATACCATTGGGACCTGTCGTTGCGGTGTTGCGTGGATGGACAGCCCCCGCACTGATGCCCATACCTGCGGTGTTGGTGCGCATCGAGGCGAAGGGGTCGAGCTTCCCTCCAGCCTGATACCAGTTCATGTGGGGCGCTGCCTTACAGATGTCGCACTCAGTACAGTGGGACATGTTAGTATCGAACATCCCACACTTGAAGCAAGCCCGCGTAGGCTTAACCCCAAGGGTGGACGCGGATATCTTAGCGTGGTACCCCAGCAGATCAGGGATAGCCCTCATGTCGTGCGATGGATGGATCATGTCGGCCTCTTAACTTGATTGACTAGAATCTTACCTTGTTCCCGCAGGACCTTGACCACGCGTGGATCGTCGTCGTAGGCGCAGATAACCCGATCTTGGGGAACCGGGGAGACGGTGAGCCACTTCAGCTTCGTAGTCTCCGTTGGTTCCGCCACTGCTACTGCCTTCGGCCTTAAGAGGAGCTGTTCGAACGGTACGCCGTTGTTCCTTAGCCATACTTCTGTCTGACTCCTGATACGTTCGGTCCTGCCCGACCAGCACCATACCTGCTTGCCGAAGGCCTTGAAGGCGCGGGCCACAAGGATCGTAGGCATGATGGGCTGGTCGTAGATGCACTGATCCTCAAACTCGTCCCAGTCCATCTCATCACGCTTGAAGTAATGGAGTCGGTGGTCCATGTCGGCCAGGGTGTTGTCGATATCGAAGAGGACGATGTTGGGTTCCATCATTGTGCCTTGCGGTTACCGTGGCGGTCGTAGGTGACGTTCTCGTTGGCTTTCAGGACAACACAACGAGCCTGTGTCAGATACCATGTGCTACCGTCCTCAAGCGTGTTGGGCTCAAGGTTCTGGTTGATCATGTTGGCACACGCGGTGACCGAGGGCATGACTGCATGCGCCTGCACCACTTCGCCGGTTGCACCGTTGGTGAAGTAGCCGACTGCAACTACGATGAGGGTTGGGACTAACATTTTACACTCCTAGAAACGATATGAAAGGTACAACATGTGCAGGCCAGTGACGAGGCCCGGATTCGGGTTCCATGCCTCGCGGACCTGATAGTAGCGGTAGTGGAGGCCCCACCGACCGCGCTCAACACCCGCCCCCATGACCCAGCCGAACTGCGTTGAGGTCTTGTGGTTGTAGTTGCCCCCGCCTGCGGCCTCGTGCCACGTAGCCCACACTGCGGAGGGGCCTGCCTCGACACTGAACCGGAACCCACCATAGGTGTACCCCGGCTCAAAGGTCAGGCTGACCACCTGAACGTGCCCGAACCCATTGAAGGCGGTACGGGGGCCGTTGTAGTGTCCGGAGTAGTAGTCGGCGTCGGACACGCACATGCAGGCGGCAGACTGCTGTCCAGCATAGGTGTAGTCAAGATGAAGTAGACCATCCCAGCGACCAGCATGGTACAGAGGAAATACAAGGCCAACCACCACCGCTGGCGAGGTGAGTTTTTCACTGTCAGGCACTCCTTTCTTTTGCTGCCATACATCATCGCCGATGTCCTTGCCCGCCACTACGGCACCGAGGCCTACCTCGGCCTGGAAGAAGGACTCAGCCCTCGCCTCATTGATAAGCACTATGAGTAGTACGAATACGAATACCACCATAGCAATGCCTAGTTTCGTTGGTGCTTTCATGTCAGTTTCCCATCCACGATATCGTCAGCCAGTTTCCGAAGCTCCTTCTCCCGCTTCGTCTCCTTTGCCAGTTCCTTTTGCCGCTTCTCTCGCAGGGCAACCATCCCTGTAGGCTTCGGCAACGACGTAAACTCCACCACTTCACTGATGCGCACGATGTATGTCTTGTCGGCGCTCATATTGAAGACCCTTATGCTCAGGTCGTGTGGCACATCGGGTGGCGTGAAGTGCTCGAATGGCTTGAGCGTTCGCTCTGCATACGGCACCTCCTCCACCTTGTGCTTCACGCCTTTGACGGCGTCATCCTTCATTTGGGTGGCTCCCATCCGTGATGGCGAGGAGGTTCTGGATACGGTCGTTGATCTTACCTGACTGTTCCACGAACGTTTCTCGTAGGGCGTCCTGCTTCATGCGCAGTGAGTGAATCTGACGCGCAGTGAATTCTCCCGGCGACAGCTCCTTAATCTCCACCTCAATATCACAGATGTACACATACTCCTGTGCCTCAAGACACTTACGGTCGTCGGTGGCATTGAAGAAGTGGTAGCGGGCAATGTCCTCCCACTCATACTTCTTTGCATATACTGAAATCATGTTCAACATGTTCAATCTCCATTGAAAGTTATGGAAGGGTTCTTTCGGGGGACAGGCGAACCCTTACCTTGAAGCCTGCGGAGGAGGGACATGCAACCCTTCCCCCTGCGCAGCTTACGCTGCGGCTACAGAACGGATGTCCTCTTGCGGCTTGCCTTCATAGACGCGATGCTTCACGTCGATCAGGGCGTTGCCGCCGATGATGTCGTTGAGGGGGCCGGTAGGCTTACCCACTGCAGCCCTGACTTGACCCATCTCCCAGTTGTCGCCTTTCTTCTTCGACAACTTGCCGGTGTCCGGGTCGAGGCGCAGGAACATACGCTGCGTTAGGTACACCTTCTCGCGGCCCATCTCTTCGAGGACTGCAGGCTCAGTGATACTCCACTTGATAGCGGCCTGTGCCCAGGGGCTGCCGTCATCGTTGCTGCCGTGCTTCAGATCGATTGCCTCGATGAAGGCGGCATGTACGCCGATGGGTACAAGCGCCCGCTCGGTTGAAAGTTCTTCCTGTTCTTCGTCAAGGAAGGTATCGGGATCAAAGATTGACATAAGATTGCTCACTTACAATAGGTTTATAACGTAGGCTTAACGCCGGAAGGCCTAGCTTGCGCTCAAGTTCTCGATATACCCAGCTATACCGGGCAAGATAGTTATTGCTGTACTCCTCTCCGTATTGATGCCCGTCGATCAGGATGCGCTCGACGTATACGCTCTTGGGCTCTTCTATCAACCGCCATCCCTGAATGCGGCAGTCGATGTCGCCTACACTGATGTGGATGTAGAAGTGGCTGATCACTCGGTGCTCTCCTGACAGGTACAGTACTCAAACTCAGGGCAGGTTTCATCTACCGTTAGGAAGTCCCAATCAGCACAGTAGTGTGCATGCTCTCCTGTCAGGACCCGGCCATGCTCTGCAATACAGTCGAATTCGAAGTCTGTCAATTTCGTGCTCCGGTCGAACGGCTCAGCCACTTGTCGTACAGGGGCTGGAAGGAAGGCGGCAACCCACTGGAGAGGGCAAGGTTCCTGTTCTTCACATCGGCATTGGCCTCCGCAGTACTCCAGGAGAACTTGTTCGTATCCTTCTTGGTCAGCACCACGTCGCTGAACTTCGCCGGGATGATCGGGGCGATAGCCTTCCCGAGGGTGCTAACCATCAGCTTGATTCCACCTTGAACGACATCAACTTCACGCTCGACGTGTGCAATCAGTACAAAATGGCAGCGGCATCCGTCGCATAGCTTTTTGATAAGGGACATGACATAAGCCTGTGCAACTCCCCAGTCAGTCTGTGTACGCTCTGCTCGCCCTCCGATGACGAGCTGCATAGCGTAATCGTTAAGCCCAGTGAGTCCGTCGAGCACGATAACTCTGTCCGTTCCCCATTGGTCTGCAGGCTCAAAGACCTGACCGGTTCTTTGATCAGTAAATCCATGAAGCGCAGTAAGTAGCTTGAGATATCCATCGTACTTGTTCCTCCGTGCGTCAACCATCTTCATTACAGCGTCATGTGGAAGAGTGTTCGTCTTCTTCGCGGCCTCCGCGATGTCCATGAAGGAGGATTGCGGCTGCTGGAGAGCGTGAAGGTGAAGATTCGTGGGCACTGGTTGCCCTTCGTCAGTCCAGTAACCCACAAGACTTTCCGCTCCTGACTCCAGAGGAATGTAGAAAACTTCCAGACCGGTCTCCACGAGTGTGCCGATTGCATGTGTCTTCCCTGTGCCACTAGGTCCCATGAGGATGACGTTGAACCCATTGATGACATCTACTACTACTGTCGTATTGTTTCCAGTCATACAATCCCCTTCACATCCAGGATAAGGTGGATGCGCTCGGTCGTTCCGGTGTTGGAGAAGGCATGGCTCTCACGGTGGTTGAACCACCACAGTTCACCTGTGCTGAAGTGCTGGGTCTCCAGTTCGATACCCTTCTCCACCGCCATCTCACACCACTGGTTGGTCCGCAGCGCGACGTGCAGCCGGTGAGTTGATTCGGCGTACTTACCTTCGTCAACATGCCAGTCAACCCTCGTGTCGCGGGGGAGTCGCGCAATGATAATGCGGCCCAGGCCATGCACACCGGGGCATGCATGCTGCATCGCATGGACAATGGGCAGGAGGGCGTGGAAGCACTCCTGCATGTGCGGGTACGGCTCGGTGGTGCAATCGTCAAAGATTTTGTTGAGGTCGTGCTTCTCCTGGGTGCCCATCAGGATGATGGACTTTGTGGAATGGTGCGCCGACCCAGCGTAGCTCTGGCGCAGGGTCATCTCCTCCCACCAGTCGGGATGGGCGTCGAGGATGTCGAGCAGCGGCTGCACCGGGAGGTGGTCTGCCAGCTTCTTGAAGTATTTCATATCGGGTTCACCACAGGTGGTGTGGGGACAACAACCTGTCCCGGCGTTGGGTTACTGACGGTAACATTGCCCTGGGTTGCGAGCAACTGGACTGCGACGTTGGCAGGCAGGCCCAGGGGGTAGAATGCAGCGGCGATAGCCTGGGCCACAAGCCCCTCCAGTTGCGGGACACTCGCGGACGTGGGCATGTCCACGAGGACCTGGAAAGTACACATCCAAGTGGTGGTGGCGGCAAAGGGACCACCCTGCGGTGTGCCCTGACCCTGGCCGGGACCTTGGCCTTGGCCGGGAGCGGCGACGATGACGGCAGGCATATCTGTCCCTTATTCAGGCAGTGAGTCGTGGTGCTTCAGAATCTGCTCCACTACATTGACGCCCTCAACCTTTGGGAAGGTCTGGACAGTCTCCTTGATGCTCTTGCGGCCTCCACCCTGCCGAACCCACCAGAAGCCCTTGGCGAGGCGGTCTGTTGAATAGAGTCGGCCTTCCTTCTTGCAGTAGTGCTCCTTGGGATGGCACACTGCCCATGCATAACGAACGGTGTTGTCGGCCTCGATGTCGTAGGCGACTGTAACCCCTCCTGTTGGCTCAAGATGTCCGAAGAAGGGGTCTCTAACTCGGAGGTGAATGAATTTGACAGCCATGATGTACTCCTATCTAGATAAAGGGTTCCACATGCTTTCTTCAAAGCCTGTGGATAACCAGTTCACCCGTCTATCGGGCGGGATGGAGCAGATGCCTTTGAAGATGCATCCGCCGTAATCGTTGCAAGTGTCGTCCAGCGCGGGCTCCCAATAGCCTCCCTTATAGTACGAAAGCGCCTGAGTAATGAGGTGGTCCCTGTGCTCGACCCACTCGTCAATCTTCCAGTCGGGTGCATTGACAATAGCCTGAGCTGTCTCATACTTTGTCTTGAGTATGGAAACACCCCGCACAAGCGTCCCCTGAAGGCTAAGACCAAGTACGCGGCCTGCCCAAGCGTATCCTGTGAATTGCGAGCGAAGTTCCCATTGGTTAGACCACTTCGCACCCAGGGCTTTGGTCGTCTTGTCGTCTTCGGCATATCGGGCTCCACAGAAGTCCATTATCGTATCAGTGCGGCCTGCGTATAAGAGAGGCATACCCGTGTCTGGGTTGTTAAAGGGCAATGGGAGCGCAAAACGCCATTCAACCGCAGGTACTCCAGCAATGGTGGATATTCTGGCAGGGTCGTCGTCAAGCGGGTATTCACTGAAGTAGTACTCAAGGGCTCCCACCATTCGATCAAGAGTCTTGCTCTCTGTATCGGGGCATTCCGCATCTCCGTACTCCTCAATCAGTGCAGCAGTGCCCATCTCAAGGCATTGCTCGGGGTCATGCTGGCGCATGTAAGCCCCCCGAGCTACTTCAAGGCCCTTCGCGTAGGCCTTGCCCGCTGTTAGGTGGATCGACTCAGACGACCCAATCGGGGTGTAGCGACATACGTGCGCAAGAAAGAACTTCCTCGGACACCGCATCGACGCCAGCATCGTTGAGTCGAGGACTGGGGGAAACTTCGGCAGGTTGTTCGGCATGATCGGGCTTCATTGCTTCGTTAATGGCGTCCTGGGCTTCCCACTTGGCTACCTGCTCACGACACCATGCAAGACAGGCAGCCTTGTCTAACCACGTATGGGGGGAGACCCGATTGTAGCCGCCATAGATGTCCATGTACTGCTGGTCGGACAGGCATGCCACGTAAGGAGTGACATCCCCAAACGTACGAGCGGCAATGCCGATCACACATCCGCAGGGACTGCTGAAGTTGAACGGGAGGCGGCTTTGCTCTACTGCATCAAGTAGTGCTACGAACCTTTGATACTTGCTCATCATTACTCTCACTGGTTGGTTCGGACGTATCGATGTCCGGGTCGTTGAGGGGGAAGAGGCAGCTCCGTGCTACCGTGTTGCGCTTGTCGCGGGTCTCTGTGCCTGTGCTGCTACCGATCCCCCTAATAGGCTCCGGGAAGTCCATCAGGTAGGCGTCACGGGTGAACTTCTCCAGTTCGCCGTGGCGGTTGCGGAAGGTCCACTGTCCACGGTGCTGGACAACCGTACACTGCGCCCCAAGATTCTCCTTGAAGCTGGTGGAGATTAGAAGGCACAATGTGCCGGGTTTCAGGACCTTCATGTCAGCCTCAGATCATGTGACGGGCGAACTGGAATGCGGCGTAGGCGATACCCGCCCAGCCACTGGCCCGTGCTGCGGTTTCCAGGTTGTTGATGTGCAGGGTAAGTGCCGCCCACTTGTCGTGAACGTCCTTCTCGTACTGGTGGACGACCGTTGTCACCTTGCCTTCGGCATCGGTGGTTTGTACAGTGTTGGTGCTCATGTCAGTGCGCTCCGTCAATACGTTGCTTGGCTTCGATCAGGGACATCATCTCGTTCACGAGGTCCGAGGCCATTTCGGCTTCCTTGCCGCTCCTCGCTGCGTCGCGGGCCTCGGTGATACCCTTGATGTACATCGCGTACATCAGTGCGCGTAGGGATAGACGGGCTTCCGGGGGAATCTCTTCCGTGCTGAAGCCCTTCAGGGTTTCGTCAAATGCTGTCTTGCACGTCATGTCACTCTCCATTGAGTATGTTGTCCAGCAACTCGTCGCCGCTCGCCTTGGCGGCACGCTTCGCTGGGCGTTTTGCTTCTACTGCTTCGATGACCTTGCCTCGGGCTTCACGGACCATTGCGACCGCTTCCTTGACGAGGGCAGCCTTGCGCGATTCGGGTGTTTCGGGCAGCGCCAGTTCCGCGCGGATTGCAGCCATTCTGCCCCTAATTTCAGGTGTCATGATTTCGGCCTTAAGTCCTCCTGAATTATCTTGAGGTCAGCCAGCGCCTGCGTCAATTTGGCCTTTTCAATTGCCAGATCGTCCTCGATAGCCACGATGCTCGCCTCAATCGCCCTGACGCGGGCCACCACCGACCCAAGCTGATTCTCGAAGCTCATAGCAGCTCCCTCTTGACCCAGTTCCACGCCTTGTGCGTGAGGATGCCCATGACCCACCCGAACATGAAGATCATGAGCAACCACAGGTTGAGTGCAGTAGCCATCCTAGTACTCCGGGTCCGGGAAGCAGTCCTCAGTGAGGACACTACTGATCCGGTTGATCACGTCCTCAGGGGTGGTGTAGTTTTCGTGTGGCATGAACAGATACTCAGCTGCAAACTCATCCAGGTCATAGAACTCAGTCAGGGCGGACCAACCCCTCTCATCGTTGAACATTACACGCCCGTCCTTCTCTGTCATGAACCCACGCTCCCGGAACCATGGGTCGAGACCAGCATAGCCAGTGGCGCATGCAGTACAACCACAGTTGTGTGGGATCAGGAGGAACTGTTCCTTCTCCATTGCGGCATAGAACTTGTCGGAGGCTTCCTTGGCCTCGCCGCCAGTGTAGCGTCCAAGGCCGATGTTCTCGATGTCACCATCGCCGTAGTCGACGTTGACGCCAACGAAGGTTTCGAGGCTGAAATTCAGCTTGTACCTGATCACGTCCTCCAGGACGCGTACGGTTTGCTCCAGTGCTTCACGGTTCATACTAGTGCTCCAAGGAATCCATTGAAAATGCTCAGGGCAATAATGCCTACCCACCACAGGCGTTTATCCCCACCTACCAGGGCTTCACCAAAGATACCCCAGGCACTGCCTGAAGCAATGCACCATACCATCAGGAGAACGAAGTTCATTTCTTCCTTCCTTTGCCCATGCGAATGCGGCGTTCACGTTCAATGACGGCGGCGAGGTGTGCAGCACTCGCCTCCTTGCTGCGCTTCTTGTAGTGCGGACGGTCCTGCGGGGCCAAGTTCATGAACCCCGAGGCCGCTTGCCTACGTCGAGCTTTTGCCTGCTGGGTTGCTGACATCCTTACCCTCCATAAAGGCGTTGAAGGCGTCCTTGCACGATGGGCAGAGGTGCTTTTCCTCGTTCCACTCGAAGAGATAGAAGGATGTCCACCGTAGGCGAGCAAACCAGCCTACATCGGTCTTTTCACCACATCTATCACAGGTGTAGACCTGTCTCGTAGCCATCATTTTCCCACCTGAATCAGGGGGATAGCGCCCCCAAGCATGTATTGCGGATACTCCCCATTCCACTTCTCGACCTTCAGCTTCTCGATGATGGCAGGGTTGGCTTCAAGCGACTTGCCGAGGAGGTCGTTGGCCTGTGCCTGATTACGCGCAGCTTCGAGGTCGGCCTGACTCTGGATGACGCGCTTCTGCGAGTCGAACTGGGTCTGCTTCAGCTCGTTCTGTGCCTGGATGGACTTCTGCTGGGCACTCGCTGCTGCCTCGATGGCGTCGTTGTATTGCTGACTGAAGTCAAGGTTGAGCAGGGCTGTGCTGACGACGGTGATGCCGTAGGGCGCTAGGCGGGACTTGAGGTTATCGGTGATTTTCTGGTTCACCGAGTCCCGTTGGGTCACTAGCTGGTTCGTGTCGAACTGCGAGATGGTTGCCTTCGCAACGTCCACCATGGTCGGCTGGATGATCCGGTTGGCAGGGTCGTTGGAGAGGTCCCGATAGACACTGACGGCGGCAGCAGGGTTGACGCGGTAGTTCAGGGCGAAGTCCACCGTGACGACCTGTTTGTCGTTACTGGCTGCTGCCAGCTTCTCGTCCACACGGGCCGTACCTACATAGACGGGGTGGACCGTATCGCGTACAGGCATGCGGAAGTGCAGTCCCGCAGGCATCACCTCGGGGGATAGGCCGTCGAAGTTCTGCACGACGCCCACATAACCGGGCTCCACGGTGACGACCGGGCGCATCGAGTACCCCATGATGAGGAGGATCAGGACAATGATGGTCCCGACCGTCCACTTGACTACCTTCAGGAATGATGCATCATCCCTACTCAACTCTTGCTGCTGTGCCATGACTTACTCCTTAACTCAATTGAATGGTCCCCCACCCAGGAATCGAACCTGGCTGGCCAGAGGCAACGGGGTTACGGCCCGCCCCACATCCATAGTGGTCTAATGAGGGTACTGCTTCAGTTTATGGTCTTGCCGGTATCAACCACTATGGATGTGGGATGCATTTCCTCCTTGCAGTAGCGGTCATAGTACATTGCATTGAGGACGACTAGCTGGCGTTCAAGGTGACCGGGTTGTGCCTCCTCCAGTGCGTTGCTACGACGCACGGTGGTGGCGATGCCACTCTCGTCCGAGATACTGATTGCAAGGCTCATACCCTTGCTTTCGACGGCGGCCAGCATCTCAACAATCTTCGTCAGGATTTCCTGAGGCTTCGACATCTTGCTTCTCCTTTCCACAGTAGGTCTTGCGCAGGAGGTTCCACGAGCCTTTCTCGTCTAGCCTCCATAGTTCACGGGCACTGCCGACTGCGCGGTCGAATGTGCATGTCACGTTGTAGTGCGACTCATCGATGTCGATGGTGATGCCGTTGCTGATGCACTTGTAGAGGGTTGGACCGGGGCAGCGGATTGCCTTGCCGTCGATGATGAGGGTGCTTCCAGCGATCATGTCAGGCTCCTACGAACGGGCGTGCGATGTTGGCGAGGAAGAGGGTTATGCATAAGGCTAGGCCAACGAAGTCGTCGTCCCTGAGACTGTTATAGCCGCACCAGCCAACAGTTCCGCCAACGATCATACTGAACAGGATGCTCATCATGCTGCGTTCCTCAACAGGGTTACGACATCGGACAGGGTGCCCTTGGCAAGCACGGGGCGTTCCTCACATTCGAGGTAGATGTCACAACAGCCATCGTTATCTTCCGAGGCGGCGACGAGCGATACGAGGTCCCGGTTGATCCACACGTCATTGTGCGCTTCCGAGGGTGCTTCAATCTTAACGAGATGCATGTTAGTCCTCCAGACCGACAAGGTAATCAATACTGCATTCAAGTACTATAGCCATCTTGATGATGGATCGCAAGCTGGGGTAAACCCCACGATTCTCGTAGGCCGTGATCTGGCATTGATGAAGGAAGCATTCGGCTGCAAACCTCTCAATGCCGTAACCACGGCGCATACGCTCGGCCTTGAGGCGGGTCCCAAGAGCCCCAAAGGCCTCCTTACGTTTATACGGCTTCACGCCTGGGCCTCCACAGCCCGGATGAAGTCAACTGAGGCTTCGCTGAAGCCATCAATATGCGTCCACTTTCCGTAACCAATCCCGTTCTTTGCGCTTGCCACGTTGATGAGGTATGCCCGACCACATCCAGGTTCCGCCAGCTTCGGGGATTGCGCATGATCAACAGCACAATCCTGCTCGTCCGTGACAACGACGATGCGGTCATACATTTCACGCTCGTTGATGAAGTCGAGCATGGGTTTGAGGAAGATGCCTCCTCCACCAAGCACTCTGTAGGACTCATGGAATGCTGCAACGAGAGCCATTCCGTGCCTAGCTGGTACAGATTTCGTGGCGTGTGTTCGTGTGCGGTCGCTTCCTGCTGTTGCATAGACTACTGCCTCCTCACATTGTTCGCGCAGGATTGCGCACAGGGCGGCACCAGCGTCGATACGATTCAGGGTGGACTTGCTCGACAGCATGCTGCCCATCGAGCCCGACACGTCGAGGACGATCAGCGTCCTCCCTTCAAGTTTCGGACCGTCCTGGAGTCCTTGCACCATCGCACCATCGAGCACAGCTTCGAACTGAGGGGCCTCGCGGGCTGCGCTGATGAAACGGAACGGGAGGACCTTGCTTGCGCCTTTACGGGCCTGGATGGCTTGTTCAATGAGGCCACGGTCCACCCCCAGTTCAGTCATCTTGCGCAGGTTCCGAAGGAGGGCCATATAGGGCAGCTTCCCCTCACGCAACATCACTTCGAATACATCTTTACTGCCACCTTCATCCCCCTTAGCTGCGCTAAGGCCCACTTCCCATGTCTCGGGCGTCTTGAGGGTGCGGTCAACGATGCGCCGATACAACTGTTCTTCAGGTGTAGTGCCCGCAGTGCTGCTCAACCGGTTACCAATGCCTTGCGCACGTTGATGCTTCGTGCCGTAGGCACCACTGACCGACTTCGGCTTCCCATGCACCATGAACAGAACGTCGCGCAGCTTGATAGGCGAGTCGGCCTTCTCCCATTTCGAGAACTGATACTCATCGAACTTGCGGAAGGCACGGGCAAGGCCGACCTTAACCTGCTTCGCAAGGGGACACTTACCGTCCTTCCAGTAGATGGCCATGAATTCGGCTATCTCGTCGGGCCGTTGGATCACCCTAGCGAGGGTATCTCCAACCAGTTTGCCTCTCGCACATCGAGCAAGCGCCCGCACGAGCAGCAACGGTACGTGCCGAAGGTGTTGCTGTTCCCTTGCCTCAATGGCGAGTTGTGCAACAGTTGCAGGGTCGCATGCTGGCACCAGCTCTGCGATCCGACTAGCGATTGAGCCGCCTGATTCATACGCTTCGCCCTCCCAAAGCATGCACGACAGCACCGTGCGGCGTAGTTCTTCAATCGGGGTAAGGTGGAAGGCCTCTGCGCCGCCATGGGTACGAGGGCCTTCTGGATGGTTGGTACTGGACATTACTGGTACTCCTAACTAACTTCAAGCCCCCGAAGGGGAGGGAACAGACATACAGGGACAAGACCTCATAAGAGGCCCCAGGATTCGAACCTGAACGCACCCGAAGGTGAGTATCAACCGATGTAACCCTGTACTACACCACTTAAACTTGACTGGCGACGCCTTACGGGCGTCAATCGAGCGAAGATTTACCGTTTGCTTGAGTCTACGCTGTTGACCCACTCGACACGTAACGGCTTGTGGCTAGGGTATCGGCTTCCCCTTTGCAACTCTGCGCCCCGACACAAGGGCCTACCGAGAGTACGACGGTACTGCTGCAAATCTTTGGCGGGAACAAACGAGGACGGAAGGATTTCGACCTAAACGAAGTAACCGTACTCTTCACCACGCAAACCTTGGCCTCATTGCGGGGAGGTCCATCCTCGTAAGACAAAAAGGAGTCACCAGGGCAGAGAGTTGGGGAAGACCTGCCACTGAGTCGTGTGACTCCGTAAAACTGGCGGGACCCCACGGAATTGAACCGGGGTAGGAGATTCGCGAAAATGCTCCTAGTGCCAACACGTCCCAGTGTTGCGGCAACAAGCGATACGACGAACGTAAGTGCTCTAACCAACTGAGCTACATCCTTTCGGATGACGGGACTCGAACCCGCGACCTCTCGCTTAGCAGGCGAAGTATGTCGTATCTTCAGCACGCAAACTGGTTGGGGCAACAAGCAAGACGGCAGACAGTCGTAGCCAGGACTAGCCTGACATACGCCCGAATGGTGAGCGATGTAAGCCATCTCTTCAGCACCCAAAGGTGCAGGGTCTTTGCACGAGCCCACATTAGCACATCCCCGCGAGGTCGGATGCCTTGTGGTACAAAGGCCCTGCCCTTTGAAGGCTGGGGACCCTTCCTGTTATCGAGTGGAAGGAACAAGCATCTCGCAAGCGCCGAGTGTAGGTGTCATCCACTCAGGCTTGAAGGGTGGGGCAACGGTTCGTTCCACTGGCCTGTTAGCGGGACGGGGGTACCATAGCAGTCAGCAGCGTTGCCCCATAAAGCTATGCTGCGTCCGCGTCATGTTCCGGGTAGTTCAGTACGATGGGATGCGCATTGAGATACTGCTCAATCGCCCGCGTCACCACTTCCCCAAGCACTCCAGTCCGAATGACCCCACCTCCACGATGCAACAGATACGACTGTAGCCTGTCATGGACTGCTTCGTCAACCGAAACATGAATGTACTTCCTCCCCTTCGCTGCTGGGTGCCCCATGTGTAACTCCCTTTGTGCCTCTAGCACGTTGATGCGACAGTGCAGTCGCGTAAACTCTTTCCAGTGATCGGAGACGACATCCCTTGATGGACATGTCCGAACACTGTACCCACTTGCCGCCTTCAGGGCTAGGTCCATCGCTGCCTTGAGTGCGACCAGCTCCTCCGGCGACACGTTAAGCAGCATCCGCAGCACGCTCCTCTTCTACCGGAGCAAGCAGTCCGTCGAGGACGCTGTCGCCGTCCGTCTCCCCCTTGTACTTCGCAATGAGAGCCGAGATACGCTGGGTGCCACGCAGCTTCGCCTGATCACCCTTGGACATGGCCTTGACAACCCCATCCGCTACTGCCGGTTCGATGCCCTTGAGCTCTGCCAGCGCACGTACCAGCGGAGTGTACTTAGGACCACCCTCGCCCAATAGGGACCATTTGCCCTCATCAGACGCATCGACAAGCGCATCGAACTTCTGGCATGCCTTGTCGGCATCGTCCGCACTGTTAATCGCGGCGAGCGCCTTCGACTTCGCGCCTGTGCTCGCATACCGATGGTAGAGGTCGTGGTCGGGGGCAACTGCCCACACTCGTGTCTGTCCATTCGTGAATGTGAAGGTATGTGTGAATCCGCCATCGGCGTGGTGTTCTGTACTTACCTCAACTTTTGCCTGCTTTGCTGCCATTTCATGCCTCCACTGGTTGTTTGCTTAACCACAAGCGTAACGTGTTGGTGCTACTGTAGTACCTTCCGTCAACCCATCCTACCCCTAAAGCATCTGCCATCAGGGTTACGAGATCTTTACGTTCTTGAACCTTTGCCTCGTCGGCGATGGTTATGAGAGCCTTCCCATGCTTCTGCAGGTCCCGTACCACGGTACAGGCAACTACCACATCTTCAAGCTTTACCATTCTGCTGCTCCTGCACTAACTTTTCCTGATATGCCCGCTCTAGGGCATCTCCTGACATGTCCTTGGCAATTTCCAGGGGATCAGCACTGTGCTTCTCCCGTTGCCACTCATCCCCATCTATTGCTGCCCTTTGCACGGCTACCTCAGGGGACATTACCCGATTCGAGATAGTCAACATATCCTTACGTACCTTGAACACAAAGTACTTACTAGCCTTCTGTAAAGGATCGCCCAACGCATTGACCTGAAGCGACTCCTTCAAGCGCCATAGACGGTACTTCGTGTTCATGGCCTGATTGTCAGTGTCGAAGCGCATGGTTAGTTGACCGTGATCTGCGACATACTGAAGTGTCTCGAAGTCAATCGGCAGGAAGCGATCTAGTGCTGGCGGCTTCTTTGGGCTTCCCATCTTAAGTCTCCTGCTGTGTTGCCCCGTCACCTTTGAATCAAGTGTAGTAGAGAATTTCTTGTCTGTCAATGGATTTTTTCAATGGGGCGCACTAGTTCGATAGATGCATTTATGAATTACTGCAATTACTGCGATGATACTATGAAACTATGACACTCAGCACCCCCCCTATACCCGGGTAGGGACACCTCCAAAAATATTTTTATATTTTTTCATTTACCCCTTGACAAGTAGAAAAAGGTGTGCTACTCTCCTTATATACAGTAGGAAATGTAGGAAGACCCATTGGTTATTCACTTTTAAATATTCAACAGCGGTGTAGTTGTAAAAATACAACAAAAATGGATGGGTAGGTCAGGGTATAGCCCTAGCCCGAGTGTCATAGTTTTATAGTTTCATTGCAGAAATTCTCTAGTTTTTTCCGAAATTTTCGTTTTCCCCCCAGGTTTGGCACCCTTTCAGGTGCCTACCCGTCAAAACAGCCTCCCCTAGATACCAAACAGCCGCCCAAGGCTTCCGAGCGAAGCCAGCAGTACCACAGTACCCACGACGAGGCCGACCTCCTGTACAGGCCCGTAGCGGCCCGAGCGGTACCTCATTTCGATCCAGGCAAGCAGCGAGAGCGCTGCCGCCACCCAACCTATCAGTTCCAGCACTCTCATAGCCGTCTCCTATTCAGCCACCCTGTAGTGGCACAGTCCGTTGTTGATTAGCGCCTGAGCCATCCGGCCATACGCGCCCTGAAGAGCCCACACCTGTCCTGAGTCGATCAGTTCCTGGAACAGTTCGACCGTTGCGTCCTCGTCCAGGTCTCCACTCTCCCAGGCAATCATCCTTCCGAGTTGATCACGGCGTTCCACGAGGCACCTCCAGTTGTTCCAGTGTTGCCAGCTCGGCGAGCAGGCACTCGTAATCGACGGCAGTGAATGAGTGGATCGTTTCCAGAATCCACGGCTCAACCGGAGTCAATCCCTTGAAGGGGTAGACCAGTCCATCGGCGATCACGAGATAGTCGCCGCCCACTACACCCTGATACTCGATGTTTGCCATCATTTCACCTCATGAGTGATCACAACGTAGCAGTCAGGAAAGCGCCGCAGGGCCTCGCTGAGTGCTGTCGCCTCATCGCTCGCAGTGATGCGCACTTTGAACGATCCCTTTACTCCTGGCGTAGCCAGTTCCACGTCCCACCTCTTAACTGCTGTCATCACATACTCCTTCCAAAGTCCTTGTGGGCGTCCCAGTCAATTGCTTCAGGGTCGAGTCCTGCGATATGTCCCGTATCCTTCTCCCCACTTGCAGCGGGCGCAGCCTCGATGTGCTCAAGGTACGCGGGCGTTGTGTTCCATGAGCCATCGTCCATTGCACCCTTGACGCCATCGTCACGTAGTACCCATACATGGGTGCGGCTCGTCTTTGCGACCGTACCTGTGTAGGGGCCTTTCAGAAGCCCGCGCTCCTTGTCGGCCCGTGTCCTTACGCGGTCGCCGACCTTAAACTCCGACATACGTCCTCCTTCCCTAACTTAAACTGCATTCCATCCTCGAATGGTTGCGTGCTGTGCTGCACGTTGTTCTCCACGTACCATTCACCCTTGTGCTGATAGACCCTGAAGCCGCTATTGCAGAACTGATTGGCGAACTGGTTCATCCGCAGCTTCGTTGTCGCCGTCCTCCACCCACCTGAGTCGAGCCGCACATACTGCCCTTCCTTGAGTGCGACAAGGGTCCCGTGATATGTGACCCCTACACCACGTGCCGTACTGCGCACGGTCGTCGCGCGCCCCCTACACCATTGGTTCTGTGACATCCCCACCTCCATGTTGTTTCCCTGTAAGACACAGGAGACTGGCCTCCACCAGTCCTATGTGCCCTTTGTTAAAGGCTGTCGCCGATCTTGGGTAACCAGCTATTGAGTATCTTCAATGCTAGCTCACCCTGTTGAACGTGGTAATCCCGTAGAAACCCTGACTTGACATACACCTTATTCACAAGATGCGCCACCACGACCCAGCGTTCATCGTCGTCGTCCCATGGCTCGCCATTGGCCTTGTTTATGCGCGTATCAATGAGGGGGTCGATCTTGCGAAAGGCCGCAGTCTGGACCTTGTTCATGAACGCCGAGACCATCATATGGGCGAGGCCACTACGTGGGTTCATATCCTTCATGTCGATGCCGGTGGACCACGATACCGTCTCATCTTCCCCTGACACCGCCATGTTCCCGGCCACGCCCATTGCGCTAATGACCGTAATGTCCGCTCCACTCAACTCTGTGGGCATCTTGGGATGGCCGTGAATCACGAACAGGTCTTTGACGAGCCTGAACTCGTCAGGCAGATTGACGCCCGTCGCATCGCCTTCCTTCTCAAAGCAACGCCGTCCATCAGGCAGCAGGCCTATCGCCTTCTCCAGTCCCTTCGCATGCGCAAAGGTCTTGACATCCTGCATCGCTTCTTCAATGCCCCTATACTTCGGCAATTCGATCATGTCACTCTCCAGTGAGCGTTAATCAACATCATGGCAAAGCCATGCGCATGCCCTTGGGCATGAGATTGGCATCGCAGGGAGCCCGTGTCTATCGGGCGTTCCCACCACTCCCTACTCCTTCACCCTGAACGCCAGTACGGCAATGACGATGAACACAACGATGGTGTAGTCCATCATGCCTCCCCTAACAGCACACCTAGCGCGCGGTCCGCCATTGGCGCGAAGCCAAACATCTCAGCGAACTTGGCGGCGGTGTGAGCCTGAAAGTAGAACTCCAGAAGCGCCCATAGCAGTGCGAACACCAGTGCGGCAATGATCCGGTGTTGGTCTGTGGCGCTTGCGATAGCCTTGACGAGCTTATGCATGGTCAGGCATTACCCTGAATCATCACTACCCACAGGCCGGTGCAGTCGCGCTCAAGCATGAAGGCCGTATAGCCGTCCTCCGCCAACATATCGACGTGATAGTTCGCCACATCCGCACTCGCGTACGTTCCATAAACTTGCCACATGATGGTTCTCCCGTCTCATTACCCGCCTATGGCGGTTCCCTGCGAAGGTGCAGGACCAAGCCTGTCGGCTTGGCTATGCGCCCTCACTCGTACACACCTACCTCCACAATCCCGTGGTACAGCACAGCTTTGAGCCCACGGCGTGCGGTCGTTTGCGCAAACGCGATAGCGTCCACCTGACATTGGAACTCCACCTCATCCAACTGATCAGGCTCTTCAAACGGACTGTCCTCATCCGCTGGCTCGCACACCGTGACGACCCAATTCCCGACTCGCGCATCGACCGGTTCTACGTCCGGGACATCCTTTGCCCCTACCTCCGGTAGGCTCCCAGTGTAATGATCGTCCAGTCCATACCTATGCTGATCCGCCTTAAGCTCGTCAATCTCGAAATGATCGAGCCCGAGCAATGCCGCATCATCGGCTCCCATGGCTATCCCCTCCTATACACCCACACATTCACCGCAAAAGCCAGCAGGCCTAACACCAGACCTGCGGCAACGATGATGACATCATGCATACAACCCCCAAAACATCATCATGTACCCCACGTACAAGCTGAACGGGTCCATACTCACCTCCTGATTTGCCTACCCCGCACCTGCGGTGCGCCTACAGGATGTAGGGGATAACCCATACGGGCTATCCTATGCAACCTGCTAAAGGAGCTTGAAGTACTCAGGGTCGAACGGTCCCCACACGCTGGCATTCGGTCCGACAAGATCCCCCTCGCATTCGGCGAGGTCGTACTGCGCAATAGCATCCTGGTCGAGCATGGCTGCAATCTTCCATGCCTTGTCCCGACTCCATCCACTGACGTGCGCAATGTACGTGCCCTCCACCTCCGTGCCCGGTTCGGGCAGGGCTTCCCTGTACTTGAGCTCCACTACCTCAAACCGCTCAAAGGCGTTGCGTATCTCATGCCTTGCGACATGCGCATCCGCCCCATTGTTGCGATTGAGCCCGATATTGATCAATGCATGCATTTCCCATCCCCTATTAAATACGCCCTCACCATGAAGGCGCATTCAAAGGAAGAGCAAGGGTTTGTCCACAACACTCACAGACAGGGGTTCTAATGCCTGCACTGCGGTGCGCCCTTGCACCTGCTCTGTACCATTGTCCCTAGTTGTTAAAGAGAGCAGCGACCTAGCCAGTACTACAAGGGATTCAACCTTCTGGCCTTCTGCTGCCAGCAACACATGTTCCGTTGCCTTGACTCAAGGTTAGGTCGCCCCATCGCAGCGTTCAAGGTCTTTTTGCTCAGGACAAACACCTAAGGGTTCATACCTATCTCTCTTGCATGGGACTGCCTTATGTATGCGAGTATGACGAATGCGTCGATTGCTCATACTCACACTAGCAGTTGTACGTAGGCATAAACCACTAGCCTTGCAGGCACGTTGCATGCAGTCTGTCGCGCTGTCTGCAAGGTCCATGCCCCCTCACGTAGGTATCCACCCGTAGGTAATCACCCCTAGGTAGAAACCCCCCCGGGGGGCAACTGGATTGCGCGAAAACCGGGCTTTAGCACCATGGGGTGTAGCTGCGCACATGCACGCGAATGTTGCAGTGCAACATGGCTACGCCACAAAATTTTTGCGCCCATGCTAGTATCGAGAAAGTTTAGGAGAGTGATATGACCCTACTTGATCGTGTAGCCCTGATGGACTCGCAGGGAATCGACCGGGACACCATTGCGCATGACCTCATGCTCACACGCGAGATGGTCGATTGGCTCATGGACTCCGACTCCTTCGCCGTGGTGAGAGAGCGCTATGAAGATTCTTGACGATGGGACCGTCATCCTTGAGGATGCGCAGGACGAGAGCGACAATGCGCCTGACGGACGGGTCGCATGGGAGGTGGCAGCCTGCCACTATTATGTGAACGTTGGCAACATTGCAGCAACCGCTCGCCGCTTCAATACGACCGTCTACGAAATCAAGAAGTTGATGGGCACGCCGTGGTGGCAGGAGGAGGCCGCCCGCATCCGTAGCGATAGCCGGGTCAAGATCGACGCGGGGTTCACTCGGGTGGTCGAGAAGGGCATCCAGCTACTCGAAGACCGACTGGAGCATGGCGACATTAGCCGCATCAAGGAGATGCCCGATGGGCGCAAGATCGTCACCCGTACCGCAGTCAAGGCCGTCGATATTGCCCGCATCGTGGACATGGCGTTCATGAAGCGCCAGCTCGTCCGCAACGAACCTACTGTTGTGGCAGGGGATACGCAGGCGATGTCCGTCCTGGCGCAGAAGCTACGCGCCCTCGGAAGGAAAGACCCCGACATGCTCAATGCGCCTACCGAAGGTAGGGGGATGACGGATACGGGAGGCAGCAATGCCGGAGAATAGAATCCATGTCGATGCAGACCTCGTTGAGGGCTTCGTCGAAGCCTTCCTCCTGGGGGACTTCGATCAGGCGAAGCCAACCCCTCCGTTCCACCGTGAACTGTGGGGACTTCTATGCAGTGATGAACCTCTTATGGCAGTGGCGGCCCCACGTGGTCATGCCAAGTCAACCGCAGGCACTCTTGCCTTTACTCTTGCGTCGCTACTGTTCGGGTCCGACGACTTCGTACTTCTGGTATCAGCCACTGAGAGACTTGCCGCTGCTCACCTCTCTAATATGGCTCGGGTACTGACGACGAATGAGGACCTGAAGACAGAATTCGGTGTAGTGGTAACGCGGTGCAACGAGACCGAGCTGACGTGCTCCATCGGGCAGCGGGAGTTCCACATCCTCGGCAAGGGCGCAGAGCAGGCCGTCCGCGGAGCCCTCTGGAACAATAAGCGTCCCTCCCTGATCATCATCGATGACCTGGAGAATGACGAAGCAGTGATGTCCAAGGAACGTAGGGAGAAACTTCGTGATTGGTTTGACAACGCCCTTCTGCCGTGTGGGGCCGATAATCTGCGCGTACGCTTCCTCGGAACAATCCTACACCTCGATAGCCTACTGGAGCGGCTCATCACTGACACTGAAGGCGGATGGAAGGGTCGTCGCTTTAAGGCGCACAAGTCGTTCGATGACTTCCGCGAACTACTCTGGCCTGAGAAGTGGACAGAGACTCGCCTGCGCCGTGAACGTCAGCGCTACATTGCCGCTGGTAATCCCTCGGGTTACTCTCAGGAGTACCTTTCTAACCCTGTTGCTGAAGCCGACGCCTACTTCAGGCGCACAGACATCCGTCCAATGACACAGGACGACCACCTCCAGCCGAAGACAATGTATGCCTCAATCGACTTCGCCCTGGGCAAGGATGATAAGGGGGATAACACTGCGATCTGCATTGCGGGCATGGACTCCTCAGGCATCCTCCATGTTGTGGACATGTACGCGCACAGGTATAGCCCAACCGAAGCGGTCGATAAGATGTTCGAACTTCAGGAGATGTACGACATCCAGACCTGGGTGGTGGAGGATGACAACATCTCCAAGGCTATCGGTCCGTTCCTCGACCAGGAGATGATGAAGCGCCAAGTGTTCCTCTACCTCGAAAGGATCAGACCGCACAAGGACAAGCAGGCCCGAGCCACATCCATCCAGGCACGCATGCGTGCCCAGGGCGTTCGCTTCAATTCCACGGCCCCCTGGTACTTCGACCTCTTCAATGAACTTGTTAACTTCCCAAGGGGAAAGACAGATGACCGCGTTGACGCCCTCGCATGGATCGGCCTCATGCTCGCAAAGATGGTCCCTTCTGCAACACGGGAGGAACTTGACGAGCTTGCCTGGGAGGAAGAAATGGGCATCGATGACTACGACCAGGGAGGGCGCAGTGCAATCACTGGGTACTAAGGCGCATCCCGTAGGGATGGGGTTGGATACGCAGTGCGGTCAATGTGGCCGCGACATGTCCTCCTGCACCTGTGACTTCGGAGTATGACGATGGACTTCTGGACATGGCTTGGCTACTCACTCCTCGGCCTCCTGGTCATTGCGGCCATCTTTGTGGTCTTCTACATTCACCTTCTTGCGAGTATTGACTGATGGACAACGAAGACAAAGATGGCAACGAGTGGTTGCCAGTTGAATTCACCACGAAGATTACTCTCGACGTGGAGACCCTTCGCTCACCCAATCTGGTGCCCCGCTTCAGCGAGGACGAGATGGATGCGCTCGGGCATATGGTTGTGGAGGACTTCGAACGCGACCGCCAGACCCGCTTCGAGTGGGAACAGCGGATGGCGAACGCCTTGCGCCTCGCCCTCCAGGTGACCGAGAAGAAGACATTCCCCTGGGAGGGCGCAGCCAATGTCAAGTTCCCGCTCATCACCATTGCAGCCATGCAATACCAGAGCCGAGCCTATCCTGCTCTCGTTAATGGTCCTAGTCCTGTTGCCGCTCGCCCTCTGGTGTCCATGCCGAAGATGCGTATGCCGCCGATGCCGCCTCAGCAGCAAGGTCAGCAGCCTGATCCGAAGGCCCAGGCCGCCATGCAGCAGTTCCAGCAACAAGCCCAGCAAGTGAAGGCCAAGTACGATGCTGAGTGCGACCGTGCTGAAGCTATCGCTAACCACATGTCCTACCAGATTCTGGAAGAGGACGAACAATGGGAAGAGAACCATGACAAGGCACTCCTCATCCAGTCAATACTTGGCTGCGTATTTAAGAAGTCTTACTTCGACCCAATACGCTGCCACAACGTCAGCGAGTGTGTCAGCCCCAGGGACATCGTCGTTGACTACTTCACACAATCCATCGAGACAGCCCCCAGGCTCACCCACATCGTCTACCTCTCCGCCAACGATTGTTACGAGAGAACTGCACGCGGAATCTTCTCTGCGATGCATACGGACGCCCCTAAGCCAGACCCCAAGCTCACCTACGCCACCGACCAGGAGCAGAACGAGCGCATGGGACTCGTCCAGCAGCCCGACGACCATGACGCGCCATATGAGCTGCTGGAACAGCATAGGACACTTGATTTTGACGGCGACGGATACGGAGAACCTTATACAGTTACTGTCCGTTATGACACACGGCAGGTGCTGCGCATCGTGCCGCGATTCACTCGCTCGTGCATTACTTACGCCCCCACCGGAAAGCTCCTAAGGATCGAGCCGGTCTGCGCCTTCACCAAGTACCCCTTCATCCCTTCGCCGGATGGAGGCTTCTATGATCTTGGCTTCGGCGCACTCCTCGGCCCCATCAACGAGACCATCGATAGTGCCATCAATCAGCTCCTCGATGCGGGTACCCTCCAGACTGCTGGAGGAGGATTTGTCGGAAGGGGCTTCAAGAACAAGAAAGGCGAGTACAGGTTCCGCCCAGGTGAGTGGAAGACAGTCGATAGCACAGGCGACGACATCAGGAAGAACGTCGTCCCCCTACCGACTAACCCGCCGTCTCCGGCCCTCTTTCAGTTGCTGACCCTTCTGATCGAGTATGGCGAAGCCGTTGCAGGCGCAGTAGACATCCTCCAGGGCAAGAACCCCGGCCAGAATACCCCGGCAGAGACGAGCCGGGCGATGGTCGAACAAGGCATGAAGGTCTTCAATGGAATCTACAAGCGTACCCATCGTGCCCAAACGCAGGAGTTCCGCAAGCTCTATCGCCTCAATACCATCTTCCTCTCCGAGGACATGCCCTACTATGCACGAGCCGTCCCTCTCGAATCCCAAAGTGCCGCAGGCCTCTATAAAGGTGCTAATGTCAACATCAGATGTTCAGCTGATCCTTTCTATATGTCAGACGCCCAGCGGTATAACCAGGCAACAGCACTACTGCAAGCTGCGCACGCGAGCCCCGGCTACGACCTCTATCAGGTCAACCGCTACTACCTACAGGCCCTGAAGATCCCGAGCATCGACACCTTCCTGCCCGACCCCAAAGGACCCTTTGCGGTGCCGCCGATGCCGAACCCGAAGATCGTGGAAGCGCAGATGAAAGCCCAAGCTGCCCAGCTTAAGGAGCAACTGAACTTCAAGATGAAGTTGATGGAGCTGATCCAGAAGGCCGAGTTGCAGGCAGCACAGATCAAGCTAATGGAAGCACAGGCAGTACAGGCCTTGGCAGAAGCAAAGGGAGTAGACACAGGACACCAGATCGCCCTGCTCGATGCCCAAATCGCGGCCGCCAAGAACAAGCAGGAGGGCACTCTCGAAGCCATCAAGCTCCTGCATGAGATGAGTCAAGGAGATGAAGATGGTGGAAGTAAGTCGGGAGGAATGGGTTCTATGGCGGGATCATCCGGTGACGGAGGCGCTATGGGCAATGCTGCAACGGCACCACAAGGACCTGGAGGAGGCCCATTTGGAGCGCTTCCGACAGCAGGTAGTCCTTTCTGATGACTGGACCAAGGTAAGAGACGCCAAGGCTATAGGCGCATACGAAGTGTATAGCTACCTTCTAGATATGGATGAAGAAGATGTCAACGCAAGTGAATAGAGTTACAGCCTTCCAGGCCGCAGTCAACGCAATGCATAGGCTTGAGGACGACCTCGCAAGAGGCGCAAAGGTCCGTAAGGACGACCTCGACCTGATCCGCTATGCCCTCCGCTCGGGCTTCATCAAGGCGCTCATCGAGAACGCCCTGTCCGATGCTGAGCGTAAGGAGTTCGATGCAATGGAGAAGGCGCATGTCATGAAGTTCTTCGCCGAAGAGGACAAGAGTAATGTTTACTAAATGGAAACCCGCAGGACAGTTCGTCCTCGTGGCGATGGACAAGGTCCCTGAGAAGGTGGGCAGTATCATCATGCCCCCGGCGAAGACAGAGCGCGAAGAGATGGCGCACATGGAAGGCACCCTCGTAGCTGTAGGCTGCGATGCATGGGCTGACCGTCATGCGCCCGCCAAGGTAGGCGATAGAGTCCTCTTTGCCAAGTACGCAGGCTTCCTGCGCGAAGAGAACGGCGTCAAGTACCGTGTAATGCACGACCTCGACATCGTCATGGTCCTGCACAAGGAGAACAATGATGACTGATGAAGTGATGGATGATGGTAACGAAGGGATCGATCCGGTAGTACTCGCGGAGGCCGCCGAGCAAGGCTGGGTCCCGCAGGACCAATGGAAGGGTAAGCCCGAGGAGTGGAGTGATGCCGAAACCTTTGTGCGGCGCGGTCGTGAGATTAACCCGATTCTACGCAAGGCCCTCAAGAAGGAACGTGAGCGCACAGCGGCCCTGGAGACCGAGCTTAGAGCAACTGGGGCAACCGTTGCGGAGTTGCGAGAGTACCTCGCTAAGGTGGAGGAGCGTGCGACGGCCAATGCCCTGGCCTCCCTGAAGCGTGCCCGCACAGCCGCCCTCGAAGCCGGGGATCATGCCGCCGCAGCGGAGGCCGAAGAGCAGATGGACCAGCTCAAGGACTCTCCTTCTGCGGTCCCGAAGGCCAAGACCGCCACCACCCAAACGATCCATCCTCAGGTCCAGTCCTGGATGGACGACAACCCTTGGTACAATGACGACGAAGACATGAAGGCGTATGCTGATGGCATTGCCCAACGTCTGATGCAAGCTCGTGCAGGTACGACCTTCGAGCCGAAGGATATCCTGCCCACCGTGACGGATAAGGTGAAGAAGATGTTCCCGGCCAAGTTCCAGGGCGATGCGCCGCCGAGCGCCATGTTTGAAGGTGGGGGTGGTGGTGGCACCGGAGGCACGCGTAGCGGCCTCCCCACTGGCGGTAAGAGCGCCTTCGACAAGCTGCCCGCCGAGGCCCGTTCCCAGTTCAAGCGCTTCTACGAGGCTGGCTACTATATCGACCTCAAGACCAAGAAGCCTCTCGACCTCAAAGCCGCCCAGGCGGAATACCTCAAGGAGTATGAATAATGTCCAAGCCGTACGAAGTCCGTCATCCTGACGCCATCCCGAGTCGGGCACAGGTGCAGAATGATCTGGCCCCAGAAAAGGCTCCTGCACAAGAGCCTGTAACATCTGGTAACAATGATACCTTGCCCCGTCGTCGCATGATTGGCGGCGGAAGTAAACTTGGTGTAGACTGTCGCAAACTCATAGAAGCGGGGTTCCACCCCTACTGGCGCAACGATATGGACGGCAGAGTCCAGGAAGCGCTTGCCAATGGCTATGAGTTCGTCCATCCAGACGAGATTGAGGAAGTAAATCTCCGCGTCGGCGCACAGCCGATGTCGGCGGATAAAGTTAGCCGGATTGTTGGCTACACAGACAAGGGTGATCCCATCACTGCCTACTTGATGAAGATCAAGAAAGAGTGGTTCGAGGAGAATCAGGCCTTCTACCAGAAGCGCAATGACGCCATTGATCGTGCAGTCAGGACCGGGAACATTTCTTCGGTAGAGCAAGGCTACTCCCCCAAAGAGGGCATTACCTACCAGACTCGAAATCGTTAATGGAGGCCTGAAATGGCTAACCCGGCAGCACCACATGGCATGTGCCCCGTGGCGTACCTCAACGGTGCGCCCTGGACAGGCAAGGCCAACCTCTACCACATCCAGTCCACCGACACCATTGCCTACTACATTGGCGACATCATGCAGGCTGTTACTGCAACTGCCAACGGTAGTACGGTCGGGTCGGATAGCCTGGGTGTCCCGAATGTGACGGGCTTCCCGCTCGGCGTCTCGGTCACTGGCTATGGTGCTTCCGGCACTGCCAACGTCGGTGCCTTCATTGGCCCTATCGTCGGCGTGCAAGTAGCGCCCGTAGGCGCTGGTGCCAACAATGCGCAAGGCCAGAACGTCAACCTGAACGTCATGTCGGTCCCTGCCGTCAAGACTCACGACTACTATGTGTGGATCGCAGATGACCCGAACCTGATCTTTGAGATTCAGGGATCGGCTTCTCTCGCCTGCACAGCCTCCAACACAGTTGAGTCGAACACTACGTTCTTCCCGACTGCACCGGCAACCTCGTTCGGCCCGGTGTCGGCAACCGTAGTGGACACTCTGGTGACCTCTGCGACTGCGCCTCTGAAGGTCGTAAGCATCCCCTACCGCGTGAACGTTAGCTTCGGTGTGAATATGCCGCTGCTTGTGAAGTTCAACACGCACTTCCTCAACGTCGCGTCCGGTACTACCGGCCAGTAATAGGAGACTATCATGCCAGGAATTGGCGGTATCATCACCACAGGCGCACACCCCAAGGCGCTCTGGCCGGGAATCAAGGCGTGGTGGGGTCGTACGTACGCGGAACACCAGGAAGAATGGCCGCACCTCTTCATGCAGGATTCGTCCCACATGAACTACGAGGAAGACGTCCAGGTCATCGGGTTCGGTCTCGCGTCGGTCAAGCCGGAAGGCGCTGGTACGATCTACCAGTCCGAAGTACAGGGCTTCATCACGCGGTACGTCCACCTCGCGTATAGCCTCGGCTATATCGTGACGCAGGAAGAGCTGGAGGACAACCTCTACGAGAAGGTGAGCAAGCGGAGGGCAGCATCGCTGGCCTTTAGCTTCCGCCAGACCAAGGAGAACGTTGCAGCGAACATCTACAACAACGCCTTCACCTCGGGTGTGCAGTTCCAGGGTGGGGATGGAGTGTCGCTCCTGAATGTGGCTCACCCGAATACCTCGGGCGGCACCTTCAGCAACATGCTCGCAGTT